TTATTGTTCGCCCTCTTCACTTTGTTTATCTTCCGCTTCTTCAGGAAGTTCAACTGCAATAACTTTAGGTAACTGATTGGCGACATCCTTAATAAAAGCCATCGTGAATTCGGTGTCTTCTTTATAGATAGGCCAAAGCGATACTCCAGCAAGAGTCGGATCTACATCAGCTTCATGTGCTATTCTATTCCGACGTTTCCAAATGCTTTTAAGATTTCCCTTTAGTTCCTGCATTGTCTTCTGCTCAGACAACTCTTTTCCTGCATTCATTTCTTCACATATTTTCTTCCACGGTTCCTTACAATAACAAGCAAGCATCTCTGCAAGTTTTCCAGGATCAACAAAGGCTTTGAATGAATTTGTATTTCTAATACTTAATTCTGCAGCATTTATTCTATCATTTTTATCCTGAATGGTCATAATCTCCATGGGGAGTATGATATTTCTAGTTCTTATTCCATTCTCAAAGCGATATCTTGCCTCTATGGCAGCAATTTCATGTGCAAAAAAGTCGAAAGAGCTAACAATTTGAAAATAAGCTGATCTAAGTGCATCATCATTTTCAGGCTGCGTTTTTCGTAACGCACACAATGCATCATATAAACTTATCATTTCTTTAGCACGTGCCATTGCATGCTGAAACGTTATCATGGCATTATCGAATCTAGACATTTAGAATTTGTCCGTTAAAGCAATTATTTTTCGAGCACCAGCTTCAAAACCTTGACGCACATCTTCAATTTTAGCTCGGTATGTATCCGCCACATTACCTCTAAAATCAGTGTCAGCCTGAAGGTTGATAGCGAATACTGGTTTTGCTAATTCTTGTGCTGTTGCAATTAATCCATCTAATGATCCGATTTCCATGATAAAATCTTTCAATGGTGCGCCCGCATCATCATAATCTTTGTTATTAAGTAACATATGAACAGATTTAAGTGCATCAAGTAGCTCTGTATTACGTGTCTCTGCAAGCCTGTCAAACCATCTTTGGAAAGCTTGAGTTGGCTTCGCTTCCTCGTTCCCTCTGGCCCTTTTCCTAAAATTCTGAACCGATGATCCTAAATATTTAGGTGTTAAATCAGGAAAAGGATAATCAGCTGATTTAAGAGTGGCATTACTTGCTGCTTTTCGTCCCCATTCTGCCCATTTTGGTAATGTTCTTGATAAAGATCGTAATGCCATAGAAGAAAAAAGGTCTGGTGCCATAGGAATAATAAAAGCATCACTTGTCATGAACAGATTCTGATTGATGGCTCCTAGGCTGGGACTCATGTCAACTAAAGCAAAATCAATATGGTTAGCTTCACCTGTTTTTTTTATTGCATGATGAAGCGCTCCAGGAATATTTTGTAAAGCTGACAGAGAATTGCTTAATTCATGAGATACTGCAAGTTGGCTTTCATACTCGGCCAAACCAACATGCCCCGGTAATAAGTACAGTCCATTTTGGGCAGGAGATTCATAAAGTTCAGTAGCTTCTATTATATAAGGTCGAGATTCAAAAGCAGGCCGTACAGCATCGCGTATATTTTTTGGCTTTTGAAGTGAAGCGCTCTCAAAAGGATAATCTTCTGCATCTACCTCTCCCAAAAATACGCCGGTAAGATTACATTGAGGATCGCAATCAACTACCATAGTTCGCTTACCTAGAGAGGCTAACATCCAAGCCAAGTGGAATGTCATTGTTGTTTTGGACACTCCTCCTTTATGATTGAAGATAGCAATTTGTTTCATAATACATTCCTTTAAGATTGTGGAGGTCTAAATTTTAAGATTAAATATATTTCTTATAAATAAGAAATTTTCATTTAAATTATTAAATTATTAAATTATTAAATTATTAAATTATTAAATTATTAAATTATTAAATAATGCATTTTTTTTAAATTGGCTAAACGATAGAGCAATACAAATGTAAAAAATTAAATCTCAAATATGGAAAAGATATTCAATAATATATATTGTTGAAAATTACGATTTAAAGATAAAAAACCGCTATGGTATGAATTTTACTGTTATATAAGAATTCAGTAGAACACAAACCTTTTATTAAAATCTCGGACAAACCTTACATGAAAATACATTAAAGAGAGTAATTATTAAAACTACTAAGGTTAGTAGGGTTAGTAGGGTTAGTGGTGCGATAATAGGAGCAAAAAACACATATAAGTCATTGATTAAAAAACATAAAAAACAAATGGCGGTGAAAGTGCCCCCATTCATGCCCCCACCTGACCATAGTTCCGACCTCATAGACATAACCCTACACCATCAGGATCGCAGTGCGCTACTAAATCTAGGCCAAGCTAAATAAAATCCACTTGACCTGAATTATAATAGGATGTCGTCAAATCTATGGCCAATCCCAGTTAGTATATTTTTCTAGCATCGCTTTTATTTCAGCTGGAGCCAGAGTATCTACGATATTCGCACGGTAAGAATGCTGTTTCAGTACTTTCGCTGATGTAAAATTATGAGGGATATATGGATCAAACTTACCTAAAGGAGCAAGCAAATCTATATCTGTGTTAATAGTCTTGAGCCAGGAAGCCAAAATCACTTTTGCACCGGTTTGCTCAATATAAGCTCTACCCGATTCTAAACTATAACCTTTCGTAGTTATATCATCTATTAAAAGGACTGTTTTCCCCGGCCCCAAAGGACTTTTTACATATCTTCTGGTAGCGCTTCGCATAGGCTTATAATTCAAACGAATTGTGTTTAGCTGATTTAAAAAATCAATCGCCATCTTATTATTTCGTGCGGTTTGAGATTTTATTGCATCAGTGTGTCTAATAATTAAATCAAAAAGATAATTCTTTCTAAAACACTTCCCGAATATAGATATAGCCTCGTTCATAACTGGGTTACCATATCCAGCCTTGTGTCCAGGATAGACGCTAACGTAATCTATTTTTTTGTGAACCCCACTGAAATACAAACTAGAAACTATCGCACCAATCCAAAAATCAGGATGCCCCGTACCATGTTTAGCTGCATTTCTAGCATGTTGAGAGTATAAAGTATTTTCTTCTTTCATTGTACTGAATGGTGCTAGTGCATAAAAATTGAAATCACCATCATGTATTTCGTGGCACCAAAGATGAGAGCGAAGACAAAAAGTATCAATGAATCTTGCGATATCTTTCGGTGATGCAAATTCAAAACCATAATCCGTTTTATTTTCCCACCACGTAGCTCTTAAGAATAATAACTCTCCATTAACTGCGGTTCTCATGTCATCGTCAGTCGAACCAATATATATTGTTTCGGTAGAGCTCCATCCTTTTAAATTCAATATATATTCTATTGACTCAGCACGAGGTCTGGGTGGAATGCTCTTATCATCCGCATAACAGATATAACTGAACTCCCCCCATTTCTCCTTGAGAAAATCTTCAAGTTTACTAGTTTCATTATAAGTCCATTGTCGATTAGTATGTATTACAAAGTCTAACCCCTTAGACTTGAAATAATTTATTAGTTTATTAACCTCTGAGAATATTGCACGATCTAATTTACCATTAGGACAGATAGTACCTTCAACACTTAGAATAACGCCCTTTATTCTAGTCATTTTCGTTTCCTATAAATCCAAACTCTGTTGTGTAGGCAGTAAATTAAGTGATTTATTTACAGAAGTTATATAATTTATTGCCTCATTCAATTTTAATGGCACTTCAAAATTCTCTGCACTCTTATTTTTTTCCGAAAACTCCAATTCAGTTCTAACATGATAAGTTAATGGCAAGTATAAATTTACTATTTTTCGCCCGTATGTATATGCATAATCAACAGTGTGAGCCGTACCGCTTTTTATTTTCCATTCAACGGGAATCAAAACTTGGCATAAAGCAGCTTGTAACCTATTCCTTCGAACAAAATTTTCCGCACTATAACTTTGTCGTGGTAAGTATTCAGTAATTACTGTCCCCCCGTGCTTAACTATTTGCTCTCGTAATATATTTGAGCCTTTAGGGTACTCATTAAATATACCATTCCCAAGCACGGCTACTGTAGGAATGCCATATCTTAAAGATTCACTATGCGCGATTTGATCAATACCATAGGCTAAACCACTTACTGTAATAAAACCTCTATTTAAAAGAGATGCAACAATCAGCTTTGTAATAAAAATGCCATCATCACTAGGCTTTCTTGTTCCGACTATCGCAACAGACTTACAATTTAAGTTCTCGAGTGAACCCTCAACAAAGATCCAATGAGGCGGATCTGGGATTTCTTTAAAACAGCGAGGAAAAGATTCATGATCAAAGAATACTAATTTAATGCCTCGTTTACTGAGCTCTCGTGCTTTCTCAATACCTTCGTTCCAAAGGTTTTGTTGCATGGTTTCCCACTCGTCACCTTTAGGCAAATGCACCCTAAGAAAGCCAGCTAACCTAGCACAATCGGAAGATTTAAGTATTTCTTTGAAACCAATTTTTGATTCAGCTATTTTTCGTAACGTCCAATAGCTTACGCCCTTAATAGATGTCAATGCAAGGAAGGCTACTGTTTCATTTCTCCAGAAATCAAATTGAGCATCAGTAGATTTTTCCATATTGGCTTAGCCCTAAAAATTTCTTTCCAATAATTTAAGATTCCATTTGTCTATAAGGACTTTTTAGCATACGTAGGGCTCCTATTCTAGCCCTAACTTAACAAGGTTAAGAAGAGATGCTGAAATTTATCGAAAACTTCACCATAGCTCCTCACGAACACTTAAGTATAGAATCTTCCAATCAAAAAACCCATGTGGCTCAGCCGTAGCTTGCAACAATTTCGCCCTTATTCATTCGCGAAATAAAAGCGTTACAAACAAAAACGGCACTACACCGCACCCGCCTGCGGGTTCTGGATCACAAAATTTTTTCAGTTTTGAGTTTTTACAGACGGTCCCGCCAGCCCGCGCCACTGCCGGGCAGGCGAGCCAGAAAGCAGACTGAAAAAGTTGAAAGAAATTTCACTGTTTTTCACTTTCCATTCTTTACGAAGCTGTGCGGCAGAGAGTTAACCCCCTGATTTTACAGTTTAAATTTAACTTTTTGTGACCTGCCGACAGGGATTTCAGGCAGAGAAGATTTTACATGCGATTGATAATAAAAGGATTTTTTTATGATAAGACTGAAAAACACAGACATCGAAAACAGGGTGCCGGGCATGTTCGGAACGCCCGGCAGTTGTTGTTAATGCTTTTCTTCGGCCTCCTGTAACAACGCCAGCGCCTTTTTGCGGTCATGCTCTCCCAGTGAGTCAATCAGCTCCTTTACCCGCCCCTGCCCGCTCAGCGCACTGGGGCTGATGGTGTGTGAGAACGAGACATTCATTACAAAGGAGTGCCCGCATTCCATATTACTGCACTGGCAGTACACATCAGCCAGCTGGGGATGCTTCCGGTTGGTCTTGCGTATCTTTGCGTCTGCCAGACATACCGGGCAGGTCATTTTCATTATCCGCATGGTTATTCCTTTAAAACAGGCCCGCCAGAAATAAGGCTCCGGACATGGCGCTTTCTGTCAGAGACGTGTAACAGTGGTAACACCGGTAACATCGTTGATATTAAAAGAAAAATCCCGTTACCACTGCGGTATTTACTGTGGTAACACGCGGTAACAGGCTGTTTTCTGTTACCAGTGTTACCACTCATGTTTTCTGACTGGTAACCGTCACAGGCCGCATAAACACAGGCTGTTACCTCTGTTACCAGTGTTACCTCAGATAAATAAGGCTCGCGCGATTTAAACCGGGTCCGCGCTCCCCAGTACCTGACTGTTAAACTGATACACCCGCTTGAGCCCTATCTCTGGCAGGCGGACGTTAGTCTGTGTACGCCCTTCGCTGCCCGCCTCCAGCCACCCGGCGGCTACGCACAGCCGCGCCACCTTACGTGCATCAAAACCCCTGCAGATTTCCTTCCAGCCGGACGGCAGCACATAAAAGGTGGTTACCGGCTCGCTGTCATTACTGCCCTTCTCCACCTTACGGAACCCCATCATGGATACAGGCCGGTTGCGCTCGTCATGCCAGTCGGCAAAGCGGCTGAACTGGTTGCGGGTCATGAAGTCGCACACCTGTTCCAGTGCGGCCTTATCCTCCTGATTAGCTGTATGGCCACGGTCAGCCATCCATGAGGCCAGACAACGCTCAGCGGCCCGGAAAGCCTCACCCTCCGGCCAGCCGGTGATACCGGCGCGGGTGGCCAGCTCCCCGGCCATTGCCACCAGAGCAAAGCGCGTGACTGCACGCCCGACCTGATTCCCCGCATCCTGCGGTGTCAGTCTGCGGGTGAACGCCTTCAGCATGGCTTTCGCCTCGCTGGTCACCTGCGGTAAATCCTGCGTCAGGTGATGCAGCCAGTCACGAAACGGCGCGCCGTGATGCAGCTTCACTGCCTGTTCAAGGTGCTCAGCCAGCGCCTTGCCGCCGCTGAAGCCGTGCAGCTCCTCAAACACGCCGTATCTGCCCGAATCGCTGGGGATCTGGATCATCCTGACCTCAACACCGGCATAGGTGCGTTCTCCGGCATTTGCGGCGTGTTCAACCAGTGACAGCTCCCCGGTGGACAGAAACAGCAGGTTCCAGCGGCTGGTTTCCCGTACAGAACCGTCCGTTCTGGCGCGGGCCTTGCCCTGCCCGTTCGCCAGCATATAGGCGATGTTACCGGCCTCGCGCCCGTCCACCTCGCGGATTTCGTCAAGCATCAGCGTGGCGTCGTTGCGGCGGCTGGCCGTGCCTTCCAGCGCATTACCGGTGGCGCGCCACGTATGCCAGAAGTCGGTTCCCCCACAGACGGAAGCAGCCACCTTCATGGTGGTGGTTTTGCCGTCTGTGGATTCGCCCTTGAGGTGATAACCGCCCCCGCTCATGCCCACCAGTTGCAGCAGCGGTGCGGCAAAAGCCAGACTGACGGCAAAAGCCACCCGCGCATTCCCCACGCAGTAGCGACTTATCTGTTCGCGCCATTCGTCTGCCGTGCCGTTCACCCGGAAGTCACGGCCCTGCACGCTGCTGGTCTGTAGAATCACAGACTGCGCGTCACGACCTATCACTTCGTCCTGAAGCACATAGACGCCACCGTGCCAACCGGTTTTGTTCACGCAGGTCACTTTTCTGTCCGGTTTGCACAGCGAGATATATTCCATCAGATGCGCACGCGCCATCCCGTTGATGTTGATATAGGAAAGCCCGTTAACCAGCAGCACGCGCCGCAGCTCTTCCCCGCTGCCGCCAAGCAGCTCCATCGGCATGGCCCATTTGCGGCTGTTGCCGTTGGTGTCCTCCCACTCCAGCAGGCGGCCATAATTACTGCCGTCAGCATCACAGGTAATGGCCGTCACACGCAGGGGGCTGCAAATTTTGATGTTGCGGATTTCCGTATCGCCGTCTGATTTGTTTACCTGCTTGTCATACCACAGATATTCCTTTGTCAGCCGGAACCCCTGCGGCAGACGGGTAAGCCCCCTGCCGTGCAGCGTCATTTCCTCCATAAACGCTTCACGGGCACGCCGCTCGCCCTGTTCACGACGAAAATCATCCCAGTCCGCTTTATGGCGGGTGGGCGGCAGGGTTACCCAGCCGTCAACGGCCTGTGCCGCCTTTTCCGCCTGAATGCGCCCGGTATTATCTTTACCATCCAGCAAGTCGTTATCCCCGGCCAGAACGATGCGCACGTCCGGCCAGCGCTGGCGCACCTGCTGCGCCACCTTCGGCAGATTACCGGCAGCCACCGCCGCCAGTATCAGCCCGTCAGCCAGCCCGCTGACGGTCAGGCCGGTGGCATAACCTTCGGTGATGATTACCTGCGCGGGCGGCTCTGCTGACGCGCCGGACACAGGAATAAATGCCCCGGACAGCTGGCTGCCCGGCAGCAGGCATTTTTCACCGTCAGGACTGATGAGCTGACCGCCGGTGATATTCCCGGCCATATCCGTGAGAGGAAGCAGTAAAGAACCCGGCGCAAACGTCAACCCGGCCACGCTGACTGGCTGCTCCAGCAGGGAAAGCGTATGCCCGTGCAGCCCCCGCGCCGTCAGATAGGCACTTTCACCCTGTCGGGTCTGCTGCTGAAGCTGTGCAAAACGCCCCCGCCCCGTATTCCCGTCCATGGCCTTATTTCTGGCAGGCAATACGGGCTGGTTGCTTACGTCGGGTAATGACAGCGCTCCGGCCACCATGGCAGAAACGGCTTTAACATCCTGCCCGGTGGCAAGACGAACCAGATCCAGTCCGTCTCCGTTCCCGCACTGATTACAGAACCACGTTCCGCGTCCCTCCCTGTCGTCCAGACGAAAGCGATCCTTTCCGCCACAGACGGGGCAGGCTCCGTGCCTTTTTGCCGCCGGAACGCGGATACCCAGCGCGGAAAGAATATGTGGCCAGCGGCCACGCGCGGCTGTTGCCACAGTACTGACTGATTGTGCTTTCACAGATAAGCCTCCCCGTCTTCCGCTGACACAAAGGCATATCCCGGCGGCAGCTTGCCATCCGGCGCGCCGAAAATAATATCCCGGTACACTTCCCGCAGCTCCGTCACGCCGTTAAGGGAAAGGCGCAGGCTTTCACCTGCAAAACCCGGTGCCAGCATCCGCTCAAGCGCTTCGGCAGCCAGCCAGCTGCCTTCTTCCGCGCCAAATTCTTCCCGCCAGGGCGTTTCGATATGGAAAAGGATATTCAGCGCCACTTTTTCGGGGGTAAGCGGGATGCGCTCACCCTCTTCGGCATAGACAGCCTCGCCGTTAACACGGGTCATCAGGGCAATGAAAGCATCTGCAATATAGCGGCGCAGCAGCGCCGTACGGAATGCCGGGCTAAGGAGGGTGCTGTCATTTATCATGGCGTTCTCCCTTCATCAGACTGCTTTCCCGGATCACACCATCAAGCTGTTCGGCGATACAGGCGAACAGGGCCGCCGCCCCTTCCGCAGAAACCTCCCTGCTGCCTGCTGGTCCTGAACAGGACAGAACATCGGCAAGAAATTCGCTGGCCATGGCCGCACGCAACAGCCGGTTTTCGCCCTGTTCACTGAGAGTACAGACAGGTTGCTGATACGTTTTCATGCCCGTACCTCCCGGCGCTGGCAGACAGGAAGCCGTCCGGCAAAACACAACACATAATCCGAAATGAGTTGCGCACGTGCAGCACGTTCAGTACCGGCATTAACACGAACAGCTAATGGCTGCGCACCGCAGTCAGCGCGGCGAACGGCAAGAAAGAGAAAGGTAAATTCAGGATGTGATGAAGCGAGGACTGTAGCCATGGTGGCAACCTCCGTTAGATAGCGGGTAACGCTACCACCGGAGTTTCCACGCTCACTGGTGGTAGCCCAGACGGGGGTGGAAATACCGGCTCTAACGGATACCGGCCTGACCGAAGTCAGCCCCGCCTGAGCCACCATTACACGATAGCCACAACGGCAAAGAAACCGCAGTGCAAGTAACAGATGCGCAAAGGCAATGACACAAAAAAAGACGCAAGGCGCGTCTGGTGTCGCCGTTAGATTATTCAGGTTTCCACGCCCGGCTGCCGATTTTGCGGCAGCGGGAAAACTATAGCCCGCGCATTCGTTCAGGCGCAAGGGTTTTATAACCGAATTTTGTTGATTGATTATGCAGTTACGTCCTGCCATTCTGTCATTCCTCCGGCGTACCGCCAGACGTTACGGGGATTTCCTGAGTAAGTTTCCATCCGGCCCGCTGAATCCCAGCGGGCTTTTTTATGCCTGTTAAACCAGAGTAACGGCGCTTTCATCGACAGCGGCATAAAGCTCAGGATTACCCAGCGCGTAGCCTTCATTACGCAGGCATGAACGCACGTATTCAGCATTTTCCTCATCAAACTCAACCCGGAAATAGCGGGTATTTGCCTGCGTGTAGATATGCAGATTACTCAGGGTGGTGACGGCCAGACGCCTGCCGGGCATAAAAGGCGGGATAAAGGCAAAGCGCCCGGCCACTGAACTGCCCGCCAGCTGGGCTGCACTGATATCTGCCGCACGGTCTGCGGCGTTAAACAGTTTCAGGCGCTGCTGTGCGGCAAGCTCCGCGCCCACCAGGACAACCAGACGCGGGTCTTCCCGGAATGGCTCAGCAATGAAATTGGTAATAAGATGGTTGGCGAGCAGGTCGATATTTTTCCATTCACCCGTCTCACCCAGCGTAAGAGGTTCAGCCATAATCTGCTTACCGTTTTCATATTGCTTCGCCAGCGCATGCCAGCCGATATTGACGTCCTCGCCTTTTTTACAGGTTTCGGGATCGGTGGTGTCAGCTATTGCCATTCCGTTGAACCCCGTACGCAGCATATCCAGCGCAAGCGCCTCAGCAAAAAAAGCATCCATTGCTTTATCAAAATCGCCCGCCGCGCCAATATTATAAATATCCGCCATTTCGCCATAGCTGATACTGGCGCACGTATCCGTTTCCGACAGCCAGAATTCACTGCCATTAATGGTAACTTTTTTGCGAAAACGTCCACCCGCCGTTCTGCCGGTATGAAGCTCACTGGCTCCGATATTAATGGCATTACCTGACTGCGCATTTACATCCCGCAGCGTGATGTTATTCATCATCCAGCCTGATTCGAGAATGGCAGCACGCAGCATATTTTCGGCAGGTGGCGCTAAAGCAAAGCGACGGTTTTCACCCTCCCTGTAAGCGGTGTCTTTAGTCAGTTTTTTATGGTAGCGGGCAGCCGCATCCGGCTTCTGGAATTTAAAAGCAAACATAGCTATTTACCTGATTAATTAACGGGAGAAGAGTTTATTTTTGAGTTCGTCTGCTTTGCTGTAAGCCGCCATATAATCTGCATAATCCTGGTCACTGATAATCGCGCGTAAAAGTGTGTTCTCCGCCCGGTAATATTTACGGTAAGCCTCAGTACGAATTTTCCCGCCGTTATTCAGCAAATACCTGTCAGTGGGGTAAGAGCAAAGCCGGATAATTGCTCGCGTCGCAGCAGTCAGGGCATTCAGGCCGTCTGTAAACCCGGTAACGGCACTTTGCATAACGGTATCAGTAAAGAGCTCTGCCAACCCGGACGGAATACGCAGCGTGCGCGGGAAGGTATTCAGCAGGCGGGTATCAATACCTTTCCCGATATACTGTGCCTCAGCTGACAGCAGACCGGGTAATGACCTTGCCAGCTCCAGCCGTGACTGTTGCCGGGTCTGATATGTCAGGGCCGCCTGATAACGGCGCCCGGCATCCTCGCGTGCCATGCTGCACCCCCGGCGGGTTCGCGCTTCAGACACCGTGTTACTTTTTCCGCTTGCCTGATTCATGACTGCCAGCGCCTCTGCGGCTTCGCGCTGGCGGAAAGAAAATTCATCTTCTTCCCGGCGGCAAATCTTCACGCAGCGGGCAACAAGCGCATTTATTTCTTCGGCCACCGCTTCAGTATCAGGAACCGTCAGCCCGGTGAGGGAAAAAAGCGTCTCGCCTTCTTCCCGCAGTTTATTGAGCGTGTGGATTTCAATAATACGTGCCACACAGGCTGCATCGCTGCCATTTTCGGCAAAAGGAATAACTTTATATGCCTGAAGCGTTGCGACATTATTGTTTTTTAGTGACGGAATGGCGAGAGAATGCCCTCCCGTGATAATGGGATTATTCATGTGGTACTCCTTAATTGTGTAAGACTAGAATATGTACTTATTAAAACACCAGAACTATTCCCCAGAAACCGAATGGCTATCACGCCAAGCGTAATAATCCGCCGCACGCCAGCGAGACATTCTCCCCAGCTTTATTGGTTTCGGAAATTTACCTAATGATATAAGTTTGTAAATCCACTTATCTGTAAACAAACAGTCTGAAGTAATAAACTTCATATCAATAAGTGAATCCGCAGCAGGTCGAGTGTCAGTAAAGGCCATTTGTAATTCCTCTCTATTCATCAATCTGTGTCAACGGAGAGGATTACAACACCGCATTAAACAGTAAAAAAGGCAAGTAAGAAAAAAAACTTACTTGCCACTTTTGTTAATTTTTTGTAAAAACTGGTTTGTTAAATATTGACGCCACTAATTTAGTCATGACAGGATGTGATAGTGGAGGCTGTTTTTCGTCTGGCCAGAACTCTTCCGCACGGTTAAACAATAGATCGACTAATGCCGTTGCATTCTCTTTTCTGAATGCTGAGTCTTCTTTATATAAATATATAATCGCACTAAGCACTTCATTTCTTTTAACTGCATGTCTTTGTTTCTGTGCTGCGGATAATGCTTCGTATTTATCATCAGACTGCTCAGATTCGTTCAAGACAAGATGAATCTTTTTTATATACTCACGCTCTATATAACCTTCATTATCATAGCCAATACCCTCGTCATTTTGCCAGTCAACCTGTATAAACCTAACCATTTCTGAATATATCTTTCCTGAAGGTGTATACAGTGAAGGGTACTCAGGGAAATCCCCTTCATAATAAATAAAATCATGCCTGACTTTAGAAGGCATTGAAAAGAAACCTTTTGTACTGGCTAAAATTAAACTCTTCTCTTTCTTCACCTCATTTATTTTAATTAAACTGAATTCAGAAATATAACTAAAGCCTTCATGATCTTTATCTAAAGAATCAATATGTTTAATAAAGGCATCGACGTCTCTTACTTTGTGTTTTGAAAAAGTACACTGTCCGGACATTCTCATGACGAATGGAATATCCTTTTGTGTAGCAATATAAAAAATATCTCGCTCATCACATCCTAATAAATTCGCTGCTTCACTGATACTATAATGAATACGGTGTAGCTTGAGGGTGCTATTTTTCGCCATTCTAAATTAAGCCACTAGTCCATTAATAAAATCGCCGTACCATTGCATCATTTCTCTACGTCCATCAAGATACTGAGCATGGTTATAAATGCCACGAATTGAATTTTTATCAAGATGAGCCAGTTGAGTTTCAATCCATGCACTGTTAAATCCCTTTTCGTGCAAAATTGTGCTCATCGTATGTCTAAACCCATGACCGGTAACCCGCCCCCCATAACCTATGCGCTTAAAAACCTGATTGATACTGGCTTCACTCATGAACTTACTGGGATCGTTACGTCCGGGGAACATCAACGGATAATTTCCTGTCAATTCTTTCAACCTTTTAAGGTAAACTAAGGCTTGTTTTGACAGCGGAACAATATGAGCACGACGCATTTTCATGCGTTCTTTAGGGATTTCCCATATAGCATTATCGAAGTCCACTTCACGCCATTCAGCTGCGCGTAACTCTCCAGTTCTCAACCCTGTCAGAATAAGCAAATGTGCTCCCAATAAAACTATAGGGCTTCCAGTGTAGGCGTTCAAAACCGTGAAAAATTCAGGCAGTTCGCTGGCTTTAAGGAAAGGATAATGAACGGCCTCATGCCCTTGCATGGCGCTAGCGAGATCAGGCGCAGGATTATAGACAGCCCGCCCCGTTACGATGGCATAACGGAATACTTCTCCGCATCGCTGGCGAACTTTCTTCGCTTTTTCCATTGCGCCTCTGGCTTCTATCAGTCTCAGGACTTCCAGTAGCTCCAAAGGCTGAATATCAGCTATAGGACGGTGGCCAATGTGCGGGAAAATATCTTTATCAAATGCCTCAAGAATGTCTGAAGCATATCCCTCGGACCATTTGGGCGACTTCATCTTGTGCCACTCTAACGCTACATCCCTGAACGGGTTGACTATCTCAGTGGCGGCGATTAAAGCCAGCTTCTTTGCTTTCTTTACTTCACTGGGATCATCACCCGTTGCGAGTAGTTTCTTTGCCTCTTCGCGTTTTTGCCTAGCATCAGCAAGAGAGACAGTGGGATAAACACCAAAGGACAGGCGTTTCTCTTTACCGCCAAAACGGTATTTCATACGCCAGTATCGCGAACCATTAGGCTCTACCTGAAGATACAGGCCACCTCCATCAGAGAGCTTATAGCTCTTCTCTTTTCCTTTAGCGGCTTCAACCTTACGGGCATTCAGCATCATTGGGGGCACATTTCCTAGACCGAACAGGACATGCCCCCGATTGTGCCCCCAAGTACATGTTGATTTCAAGAGACAGGGGTTGACGTCAGATGACCAGAAATAGCGGGATAAGTATATTTTTAAAGGAATTTATTGATGTGAGTTGACTTGGAAATACTAACAGGTGGTGCCGATAATAGGAGTCGAACCTACGACCTTCGCATTACGAATTATAAGAACCACCTTGTAACACAGTAACTTACCGCGTCATACCTGCGCTCACACGTCCCATGACGCCAAAACATGCAAAGCTCTGCAAACCGGTGCAAAGCCTTGCGTGTCTCACATCTGTCCCACTACCCGTCGATCGATGCCGTGTCCGATGATAGACTCTTCCCCTTCAAATCTAACGGACTTAGATATGCTCAAGCTCTTCACGAAGTACGCCTCCGTGGGCGTGCTCAACACGCTAATCCATTGGGTAGTATTCGCAGCATGCTTCTATGCATTAGGAACCAGCCAGGCGCTGGCGAACTTAAGCGGATTCGTTGTTGCGGTAAGCTTTAGCTTCTTTGCAAACGCTCGCTTTACGTTCAACAGTTCAACTACTACGACGCGCTACATGCTTTACGTTTGCTTCATGGGCTCGCTTAGCGCAGCTGTTGGATGGGCCGCTGATAAATGCTCTCTCCCGCCAGTTGTGACACTGGTCGTGTTCTCAGTTATAAGCCTTGTGTGCGGGTTTATCTATTCGAAATACATCGTCTTCAGGGAAGCAAAATGAAGATTTCACTCGTAGTTCCGGTCTTTAATGAAGAAGACACAATCCCTATTTTTTATAAAACCGTCAGAGAATATGAACCACTCAAATCGTTTGAGGTAGAAATAGTATTCATCAATGACGGCAGCAAAGACGCTACAGAGTCGATTATCAATGCGCTGGCCGTTTCTGATCCGCTTGTTGTGCCCCTATCCTTCACCCGCAATTTCGGCAAAGAGCCGGCGCTTTTTGCAGGGCTGGACCATGCCACCGGCGACGCAGTGATTCCGATTGACGTCGATTTGCAGGACCCGATTGAAGTTATCCCGCAACTGATTGAACGCTGGCAGGCCGGGGCGGATGTCGTCTTGGCTAAACGTACAGACCGTTCTACAGATGGCCGCCTGAAGCGCAAAAGCGCTGAAATGTTCTATAAGCTGCATAACAAAATCAGTAACCCGAAGATCGAAGAGAACGTAGGTGATTTCAGACTCATGTCTCGGGATGTCGTGGAGAATATCAAGCTCCTGCCAGAGCGAAACCTGTTCATGAAAGGCGTTCTGTCATGGGTTGGCGGCCGCACCGATATTGTGGAATACACCCGCGCTGAACGTATTGCAGGCAACACAAAATTCAATGGTTGGAAACTGTGGAACCTGGCGCTTGAGGGCATTACAAGCTTCTCCACCTTCCCACTTAGAATGTGGACATACATTGGCCTGGTGGTTGCTGGCTTTGCGTTTATGTATGGCGCATGGATGATTGTCGATACGCTGGCATTTGGAAACCCGGTAAGGGGTTACCCTTCTCTTCTGGTTTCGATTCTCTTCCTGGGAGGAATTCAGCTGATAGGGATTGGCGTTCTTGGTGAGTACATCGGAAGAATTTACATTGAGGTAAAAAACAGGCCTCGCTTTATAATTAAAAGAAAGGGGGAAAATAGCAAATGATGAATTTTTTGAGTGAAAAACTCAGCAAAAGGAACTCATTTTACATTTCTTTAATTATATCCACCCTTTTTGTTTATCCATTGATAAACGCGGGGGTGTATTACATTGATGACATACCTCGCTCACAAACCGGATATGTGGGTTGGTTTCGACTTGGCAGACCACTTTCGGAATATATTTACACAATACTTTCACTTGGGCAGAACATAGCTATAGATGTTTCTCCTTTGCCGCAAATGCTATCAATTTTAGTGATGGCCTGGTGCATTCAGGCACTTTCCAACGCTTTTTTCGCAGAAAGGACATTATCAACTATAGCAATATCTTCTCTGGCCTTCATTAGCCCGCTATTTTTACATAACATGGCGTACAAATATGATAGTCTGTCGATGGCACTATCTGTTGCGTCGTGCGTTATTGCCTTTTCGATAGATTTAAGAAACAAACTCATTAATTATATTTTTAAGGGAGCATTGATATTTTCATCTCTCTGCCTTTATCAGGTGAGTGGAGTTATATATTTAATGCTTTGCATAGCAAAGTCAATAAAGAATATAGCCAACGGAGAGGCAGAGAACTTTAAAAGCATTTTTAAACCAGCAATTTTAACTCTTGCATCGTATGCATCGTACATGGTCTGGCTTAAAGCCAACACCACAACCAGCAGATCCGGTACTGTTTTATCAGTTGAAAATGGAAAAGATATTTTCATTGGCAACATAGAAAAGTTTGCCAACATGTATGGCAAAGCGTTTGATCCATTAACAACTAAGATTTTGTTTTTGGTGGCTACACTTTCAATTATATCTTATGCATATAAAGCATTTTTAAATAAACAATCCCCTAAAAAATTAGCCGCCACTTTAGTTTCGTTATCGTTGTTACCCTTTCCTGCGATAATGATTATATTGGCTTCATCAACAACTGTAATATTGTCAGAGTCATTGATAGTGCCTAGAATTGCTACGCCGTTTGGCGTTGTATTGATGTCAGTTCTGGCAGTTATATATTGCCAGTCCAAAAAGACGTCCGGGCTTATCGCTGGATATTTTCTGGCTGTAACGATTCTTGCATCATTTGCATTAGCCAATGCAATTAAGTCGCAATATGAGGTAGACTTTGTAATAGTTTCTCAAATAAAGAAAGACATATCAGGAAGCCAAAAATTAAGCTCATCCAAAACAACGACTTTTGGTGTAATGAAGGAATCACCAGTAGTCGCTGTGAATTCACAGGTATTCCCTGTTATCAGGCTAATAAACAGCAAAATGTATGATGCATCTACCTCTACCATGCTGACCAGACTAGGAATCAGAAACGTAAACTTTTCGTTTGAGAGGGCCAAATGGCAGGAAATAGCCAATGACGCATGCAGTGTCTCTTACCCAGATGTGTCTACTACGGATTATTCGATTTACAATAAAGATGGTCAGAATTATGTATTTTTAGGTGGAAAACCAAAACTCTGTAAATAAACTGAGGGGCTTTCGCCCCTCTTTTAGTTGTATAGAACAATCTCTACCGTAGCGGCAGTTACGGTCAACATGTTATATACAGCACCGGCTGCCGTGTATGTATTAACGGTTATTGATTTATTGCCATATGTTGCCACATTGCACTGACCGCCGTTAGTCAGTCTTACCGTGCAGTTTTCTACGGCTTTCTGTGTAACATGGCTTGGGAACTGAATTGTAAAGCCGGTTGATAGCGGAGTTACTGTTCCAGTAATTGTCTCAATGTCTGTTTTCGTAACAGATCCATTTGAAAAGTTTATTCGCGCTTTACGCGTAAAATCAACTGTTAAATCTGTAACTACGGCGAGCCGCAGAAACATTGGGGAGCGGGATGTAGTTATTCCTCTAACGGTAATGTTAGATACTGCACTGCCAGTGAATGCTATCAATGGAGCAGGGGTGCCACTACTACCACCACCAATATTATCGTGAATGTTAGCTATAGTGATGTTCTGGACGCTTTGCGTATCATGCCCAACAAGGATAGGCGTTGATTCACCTGGACATGTGATCACAACATTGCTCAACATCCCGTTATTGCCCGATATATTGTAAGCGATAATATCTGTGCGCCCCACGGAGGAATCCTTAGGTACGCCATTGATATTATGGTTAGTAATCAACCATCGGTTAGATTTGTAAGTTGGAGACTGGCCTTGACCGACTGCATAAACAGGAACTCCCGCGGCGTATTTAATGGTCTGGAAAACCATATTTGATGCGATATAGTCGGTGATGTTGTTATTTTCGTCATTGAAAATCATGCCACCGTTGCCGCCCTCCTGAATCGCGTTATTCAGGATGAAACGTTGAGAAGCGCGGATTGCGAGCATCCACTGGTTGCGGTCATCACGCCCAATCCAGCGACCTATCATATTGTTGGCAATAACGTTTACGTTGCCGTTAGTATCGCCGCCGGAGCCAGTGGACATATACAGCAGGTGTCGGCCGTTCGGTGCAGCCTCTACCGTCTGCATCACGTTATTGATGATGGTTTCTTTGGCGTTGTCAGTAAGAACTGAATAACCAGCACGACCGCCGCCGACATCATCACCAGTATGGTAGACCTGCTTTTCGGTAATAACGTCATTAACAATCGCGTTCCTTGCCTGACTGACATAGACGCCACCTGCCAGTCCAGCGAAGGAGCGAACCCCACGCACAATCAGGTTTTTGGTGTAACGTGTTAATAACGCGAACGAGGAAATGGCCTCATTAGTATTATCTGTCGGAGAAGAAGTGCCGCCAGCCTGAATATCATTGATGGTTACATTGGTTGTAGGAGCTGCGTCAGTTCCAAGCATCCCATACACCGCAGATTTACCAGAAGTGTCCGTGACCTTGCCGCCGCGCCCTTCCACGAACTGGTTATTTGTAAGACGATAAACCATGCGGGACTGCATCTCAGGGAGATAGGTATTGGAGTTCGTTGATATATCTTTATCTATCTCAACATCGCGCCCGTTAGAGAAAACCCCGGCCACTCCAGTAGCATACCCATCAGGCCGTCGGTCAATGGCATTCAAGTCTGCAGCAATGGTTCCACGGTGATTGGTTCCAATCATCGCCGCCCCGGATATTGACGCCAACATGGACCTGAGGGCGGAGTCGCCAACGCTAATCCAGCCACCCACACCAGTTCCGCCTGTAGATTCAGGAGTAGATCCGGCCGGAACAACCTTCGGAAGAGAACCATCCCACCTGTAATACTCGTTGCTTGATGTGTCTTTCAGAATCTGGTTTGGTAGAGTAATCGTGGCCCCTGCCTGAAATGAATTAACTGGTATCCAGCCAAACGCAGCAATAGCCTGGCGTGCCAGTTGGCTCAAGCCCTCTATTGTGTAATGTTCATTACCGAAACGGTCAACATATGTAGTGACAAGCGAAGTAACAAACTCGTCGATTTTACCGGCGTTAAACTTCAGGTCGCGCGGAGATTCACTCGGTACTGGATTATTAGTAGGTTGCGTAGCCATATTTTTTCCATAAAAAAACCCGGCGCTATGGCCGGGTTGGGATTGTCGGGAATGTCTTATTGGTAGATGGCGTCGCTGTATTCCGCGACAGTCAGTGATACCGTGTTATCCGTGTTTGGTTTGATGCTGTTGACAGTCCATAACTGGCTGTCCAGCTCTTCCACTGTCGCGATGAGATAACGCGACGGGAGCTGCACCGTGTCTCCGTTCCAGATGTTTAGCTGAATACTAGGTATTGCAGCGGTGAATCCGTACTTCGTGTCAGCTCGGGCGGTGGCCGGATAACGCAGTGTCGGGTTACCAAGGCTATCGGTAATCAGCACATACATATCCCCGGAAAAGTTGATCGGCTCGCTGGTATCGAAGTTATTCCCGGAGCGCCCGGTGATATAACCCTGCTGCTGATTGCTGTCGTAGATGTCCGGCATCTGAATGACGCTACCCACCTGGATAATGCCATCTTCGAAAACTTTGGCATTCATCTTAACTCGGGAATAGATCAGACGCTTAACTTCCCTAATAGCTCTCTCACGTGCCTGGTACTCGTTACGGAATCCGACTATCTCCAGCTTGTTAGGGTTCTCAGCTTCCTGCTCGACAATAGCGCCGTTCAGCACGCGGTAGTTGATGTACGTCTTGTTGTTGGTAGTCGGATGAACGTAGGACACCTGCACGCCGTCGTAGCCGCCAGGAAGAGTGGCCTCGTACGTCATTTTGTACTCGTCCGTCTTCATGTTGGCGCGGTTGAATACGGCCGCCGGATAATCAACTTTCTGGTCGCGGGTGAACGTCAGCACACCGTCATCCCAATAAGCAACCACCGATGCCGCATTACAGATTGCTTGCACGCGGTCACCGAGCGAGTCGTTTTCATCGTCAAAGGTGTAGTCGAAGTAGCCCAAGCGCTCATCTGGCAGGTTTTCAGCAATAGAGTACAGCCCGTAAAGGTCGATGCTGCTGACCGACTGCTCACCCATGATGAGCCAGGTATGCGCCACCGCATCAGCGAACGAGCGAGACGGTCGCAGCGTGTAATCTACAGTCTGCGTGTTCAGGTTGTAAGTGATGGTATGGCGCGTTACGAGAGCGTTATATTTGCGCTCCCGACTTCCCAGCGCGTTTTCTGTCGCCCGAACTTTTACACGTACCAGCGTGTCAGTCGGATGAACGATGTTCTTTCTGATATTAATGGCGTGGATTTCTTCAACTTTTAGCACCGAGGCATCGCTGGAGTTATCAGTGCGCTGAAAGCTGATCGCATATTTACCGAAGCCACCTGACGGGGTTATCTTATCTGTGCGATAAAAAACTTCGCTCGTATGGTCGTGAGGAGTCCCCTGGTAATACGTGAAAGTTTGGGTCGTGCCGGGTATCTGGTTGTAATTATCGTCGATTTTCCAGATAACAACTTTCCAGTTCGTCTGTTTTTTACCGCCCAGGCTCGACTGCGTGTGTAGCCAGAGCTGAGAAGATTCAACTGGCGAGAAGAATGGCCCCACAACAAGCGCTTCGTTATCGTTGAGAATGAATTTCGTAGTGTTGATGGTGGCATTTGCCGGGATGTCCTGAGGGCCCTGCAGGTCGCTCATCGTGAAAGTGTACCAGCGAACAGGATTAGTAACCGCCCCATTGTTAGTTTCCACCGCAGAGATGAGGGTGCCAGAGAAAGTAGCGTCAGTAGTGACACTGCCAGAAGCCGTGCTATACGTAACGTTAATGGTGAATGTTACGGCATGCGGCAGCACTAACCCCATGAAATAATCGAAGTCGGATTGCTTCACGATTTTCATGGCTATCTGGCCGCCGGAATATGTCCCGCTGACGACGGTATTTGCCGTCGCCGTTTCTATCGGGAAATCTCCCGCTTCGTTCTGCCCGGGAACCTCCTGTCCATCTACGTCATCAAAGCCATACCCTTCAACAATCTGCGGAATGACCTCTCCAGGCTGATAGAATTGAAACTCGGCACCGGCCAGCGAGCCCAGACTCGATTCAGAGTAGCGCACAGACTCATAATCGTACTTACCGATTCCGACGCACATCCATTCTGTCACGTACTTCAGTCCGCCATCTTTATCATTCTGACGCACATATTCGAAAACAGATTCCTGAATAAGGTCAGGAAATGACCTCACCTGACCATAAATATCCGGCTTGGCTTTATAGACGCGCGCGGTGTTAGTCTGTCCAGTAAGGCTATTATTTGGAGAATCTACTGTATTGCCGCCAGTGTTTGCGATAGCTGGCTTTGGCGCAAGAAAGGAAAAAACCTGCCCAACGACTTTAAATATCGGGCTCAGAACATCTTCTACAATCCCTTTTGGCTGGTCGTGAATCTGGATGTGGTCTAGTTCGCTCAGCTCAAACGCCAGCTCATCGTCGTCACTCAGCTTCACGCCGTTGCGGATGATCAGCAGGTCACGGTGAAAGGTGGCGTCATTGGCCGCCAGCCAGTCATAAAAAAGGGTGCCGTTTGGCACCCTGCAACGCAGCTTAGGCGTTCCTGGAAAATTTGATATCTCAACCAGCGCCATAACAAAAATACTCCACTTTGGTGAATGCCCGCTGAATGAAAAGCAACGAGTCCATGCGCACGCTTCCGTTTTCGCCGCGCGAGTGCAGGGCTTGTCGGTTAAGCACCAGACCTACATGCGCCGGTTGTGCGCCGCGGTACCCCACGAATATCCCGCCCTCTACCGGATTATCGACCTTGTGCCAGAAAACTACGTCACCCTGATAACAGGTGAAGAAGTCACAGCCGGCTTCGTAGTCCGGCGTCTGGTGTAGCTCAATACCGAGCACGTGGCGGTAATAGAGAACAACCAAACCCCAACAGTCTACCTTCTCGAACGAGCAGGCGCGGTTCGCCCAAGGAACGCCAATGACGCGCCTGACGAAATCAGAGGTACTGAAGCCCTGTGTATTCCTGTGGATCATAAAGGCGGCCTATGTTGTTGTTTAGGGGGTTAGTTACTGAGAGGGTCACTGATGCAGCATCTGCGTCGATGTCTACAGTCTTGACGTACAGTTGCCACGACTTAATCGGTGCAGACACGTCTCCACTGTCGAATATCTGCCGTGTGGCTGTGATGGCCGTCAGCCTGGCTGCCCCCTTCCACTTCTTCATCAGCGCTTTGATGTCCGATGAAAGGCGGCCAAGTTTCACAGTCGCATCTATCACAGGCGTACCGCTCTGCTGGCTCTCTTCAATTTCGAAACGCGCAGGCTTGTACACCTGGCCGCCAAGCGTTTTGTCGAAAAATTGCTTGTCTACCAGGCGGACGTATCCGAATGACGGGTGATAGAAAGTGATGGTATCGAACAGTCCGCGCGTCGGTCGCTGTTGCTTGTATTCACGAAAGGACGGCATTACGGCACCCTCGGTAGTGATTCTGGGTCTCTGTTGTCAGGATAACCCGTTACAACGATATCCAGCCACGAATCCCACGGCGGCGGCAGCTCAACAATGATGTCGTCGAACTCTTCGTCAGGGTTATAGAGGTGGTTGGCTATAACGGTACCAGTCCAGGTCACCACGCCGCCGTCGATACTGGTTTGCACCGGCATCTGCGTGAAGTGAAGCTCCTGCAACTGGAGGCCACTGCCGCCAATGTTGATGGGCATCCGAAACCAGTTAACTCCGCGATTCAGGTAGTTCGGGCTGCGCAGCCACTGCTGGAAAGCCCGCTCCTGGTCCAGCGTGAACATCCACGTCAGCGACCATGTGGTTTTCAGGTCGTCAGTAAGGTTCTGGAAAATAGCCGGGCCGACTGCTGGCTGGTCAGTCTGAAACCCGGTGTCGAAGGTCATATTTTTGCTGGCTTTCTGCGCCAGCGGCAGCCAGTCAGGATAGTCGATAATAGCCATCAGCCCTGCCCTCTTGGCGTGCGTTTAACGTTCATGTTGCTGGTTATGGCGTTGCTGATTGGACCGCCATTGTTCAGGTCGGCGACTATTACATCCACTGTCACGCCGCCATTGCCATCAGTTCCGGCCTGAGCATCTACAGATGACGATGTGTAGTTCTGGATATTGATTACCACCCCGCCACCTGCCCCCGCTGTCATTTCCTTATTGCTGATCACCCTGCCGTTGTCGCCCGGTATCATGTACTGCTTACCGGTGCTGGCCTGGTAGATTTCAGGCATCCCGCCCTCGCCTACCTGATACATCCCACCCGCTGATACCGGGCCGCCGTTTTTGCGCTTGCCAAGCAGATTCGCACCAATTACGCCCGCGACCGCACCGAGCCCGATCGCCGCAGCGGTGCCCATAGAAGCGATAGAAGACAGGATTGCCGCAGGCGTCCAGGCCGCCGCCGTGGTGGCAGCGGCTGCGGTGCTGGTGGCCGTTTGAGTAGCAACAGCAGCAGTCTGAACCGCCGTTACCGTGCCGATGGCCGCTGTCTGTGCCGCCTGGCCCATGATTGCTGACTTAACCCACTCAACACCCATTTGGACGAAGCTATTGATGAGGCTGTTCAGGACGGTGTTGCCGACAGAGCGGAGGGCATCGGAAGCGGTCATACTGCCCGTTATGATCCCGGTCAAAGCGTTAGAGGCATTTCCTGCCAGTGCATCAAAGGACGCCGCCAGCGCTTCATTGCCTGCACTCTGGTTACGGAAGATCTCCCACTGTGCAGCGATGCGAGCCTGCTCGTACTCTCTGTCAGCAGTAGCGCGCAGCATAAGTGCGTTCTGGTGAGTAATAATCCCCTGCTGCTCGTATGCCTGAATAAGCGCGAGTTTACGGGCATTTTCATTCGCCAGTTGCTGCACTGGGTCCACGCCGCCAGCAGCTTCCTGTTGCGGGCTGACGGCCTGATCGGCACGGATTTTCGCAAGGTTGGCCTGGTGGGTCGCTTCCAGTCGTTCAGATGTCTGATTGAACTGCTCCTGGCTTATTTTCTTCGCAGCCAGTGCGGTTTTCAGATCCTCAACATCCTGCTTATAGCTGGCGTTTTCACGCGCTTCTGGCAGGAGTTTCTCGGCTGCGGCCTGCGCTTTGAGTGCTGCCGCAGTGTCATATGCCTGAGCTGCATACTCGCCAGCTAAATCTATCTGGGCTTGCGTTGCCGCTTTACCAAGTGATTGCTGAGCGTTAAGAATGGATTGCTCTCTGCTTAGCTCCTGAGTTGTCGCCCCAGCCAGCATTGCTTTCTGACGCAAGTTTTCAAGCTTCTGGGCTACTGATTCTGCGGCTGATGCTGAACGCTTGTCTTGCTGCTCTCCCTTTCTCTGAGCCTCCTGGCGGGCTTCTTCTGCTTTCTGAAGGTCGTAGTTTTCTCCGGCCAGATCGCCAGCCCTTGATATCTGGTTTGGGTTATCAGTAACCTTCGCTGCCTGCATTCTGGCTTTTGTCACTGCTCTTTGGCGTTCATCCTGAATTTTCAGTAACTCGTTCTGCTCTTCGAGGTTAAGAATTACTTTGTCGCCATCAGCGGTAGGAGGAGAAACCTGCAGCGCTTTGGGGTTGAAGTTTTGTCCAGCCTGATTCGCCCGTGTTATTTCATCGGCTGTTAATCCGAATGCTTTCGCAACCGCCCCCTGCACCCTCTCAAGAGTCGAGCCTTTCTCAATCAGTCCATCATGCACCCCCATAGATGTGAGCATGTTGTTTGTTAGGGTTCTGTTTGCTTCCGCTGCCATGTCCTGAGTTTTTGCCAGTTTTTCCTGAGCGTCAGCTAAATCTCTACGCTTTTGGGCCAACTGGTTTGCGGCATCTTTTGCCTTAATCACGAAACCATTATTTTGATCTTCGGTAACCCCGTATTGCCTTGCAAGCGTTGTATATTTCTCATAATCTGATTGCAGTCCCGAAATGGTATCTTTCAGATCGCTAATAGCTTCCTCTTGCGCCCTAATTGAAATATTGGCGTCAGCTATCACCCCCCTGAGTTTGGTATTGTTCATCTCCTTCATTGAGGCTTTAACTTTATCCAAGCTATCGGCAAAGCGGATTGCTTCTTCTCTGGCTTGCTGTGCTTTCTGCCAGAAATAGAATATCGCTCCTGCTGCGAGCATCGCCGCGCCAGCAGGGCCACCTATAAGAGCAAGCGCACCACGAGCCATTCCAATACCAACTGATGCTGCGCGAGCAGTTGTCGCTGCCCGGGCTGATGCCGCAGCCTGGGCGTTTTCAGCCTCAGCAAGGGCAATAGATGCGGTAGTCGCCCGTGTTTTTGCGGCAATAAGAGCATCCATTGCCAACATCTCTGCAGCGCTACCTTTTGCCACGTTATATTCAGCTTGGGCCAGCGCAAGAGAAGAAAGAGCAGCCTCTTTATCAGCAAGAGCTTTACGCTGAACAGAATTAGCGGCTACCAAAGCAGCCTGTGCCGTCTGATTGTCTGCTACAACCTGCTGACGTGATGCTGCGATATCAGCAATTTTCGCTGAGGTAGCCATGGTCAGCGCGCCGACATACCGCGCGCCCATTACGCCGGCAACAATCGTGAGCGTAGTGCTGAGAACGTCCAGGTTTTCACTCAGGGAAATGACTGAGTCACTGAATATTTTGACGCCAGTTTTTACAGTGGCATTCTCACCAAAGAACTTCGTTATGTTGTTGTTGGCAATTTCAAGAGACTGGCTGATCGTTGCAGTAGTTTTAGCGAACTCCTGTCCAATTTTATCGCCCTGGGAGAGCAATCCATTCACGATCACATCAGTGGTTAACTTACCCTCTGCAGCCATGTTTCTGAGAGCACCAATGCTGACATTCAAAGAGTCAGCAAGAGCAATCATGAGCCGGTTACCCTGCTCGTTCACAGAGTTAAATTCATCACCTCTTAAAGCGCCGGACGCCAGCCCCTGAGCAAGCTGAATGATTGCGTTGCTCGCCTCCTCGGCTGTTGCCCCTGACACCACAAAACCCTGGTTAATAATGGTTGTCAGCCTGGTGATGTCCTCTACACTTACGCCGTAGCTCCTCGTTGAGCGCTCCAGTCGTGCATATAGCGTGGCGGTGGCATCAAGACCAGAGCGGGTCTTTTGCGAGATGTCGAAAACACGCTCTGTGACATCAGCCAGTGTTTCAAACGGCGGTACGGAATCCCTGACTGCGTTTGCCAGTTTATTACTCAGGTCCTGCCATGCCTGGGCATATGCGCCAACCTGCTGGACAGAAAGAGCTGCTATGAGCGCTTTCGCGACGCCAGTTAAGCTGGACATAGTGCCTTCAATCGAAGACAGGGATCGCTCAGTGCGGTTTAATCCCGCCTCAAGACGACCCATGCTACCGTTAAGCCCATTCAACGCGGCATCAATATCCCGGCGTCCCTGAAGGATCCCGGCGGTGTCCATGTCAACTTCATAAACAATCGTTCCAGCGCTGACAGTACCAGCCATAATCTAATCTCCGGGCAATAAAAAACCCCGCCGGAGCGAGGTTATGGTTTAATGGTTCTCTTAATCAATTTAATTGCAGAGTTTACCCCATAGGGATTCAAACTCTTGGCTTCCATCATCTATTGATGATTGACCGCTAATTGATATATATCTTGTTTTACCTGCATAAGCACCGAAGCTGTTTTTTGCGTTTACGTACCCGCAAATAGCCCCGTCCTTACCATCTCGCTCATCAGAGAACTCTGCAGAAGATGCGTCCTTAAGCGAGGACTTAACTGACTCTTTTGCGTCATAAGTCCGGCTAAACTTCTCTTCTTCCTGTGCAATTACTTGTTTTTTTAAACCATCCCTTATCTCTTCATATTGTTGTCTTTCTACATAAGCGTCCCCAAAAATAGGAGTTTTAGAGTTCACCCAAAAAAGAAAACACACATTCGCAGCTAATGAGGCAACTAGAAAGCCAACGGCACAAAAACGCAAAGTGCCTTTTCTCTCTGAACTTGACAGTCGATTATTAAACTCAGCTTTTTGACCAACCTTGGCAAATACATAACCAATGAGCAGGAATGATCCGATTATGAATACCAGCGATATAGGTTCTCTTATAGCGAAAGTACAAGTAACAACCAAAAAAATAAAAGCCAAAATTACAAAGAATTTGTTCACTTCCCTATCCCCATCAGTAATTGATGAGACCAATCCTAGAGAAATATCACCGTAATGGAAAGCAACTAAGCATTTACGCATTCACAGTTTTTGAAGCAGCAAGCCTTTTCTTCTTGCGGGCAAGGTAGTCATCAGCAACGGAATCATATTCTTCCCGGGTGAACCCTTTCTGCTCTGGGTATTTGGCTGCTATCAGAAGCTGAAATTCTGTCATGGTAAGCTGCTCGGCTTCCGCCCGGCTCATGCTGAAGTGATTACGCGCGGCGCTGATGTACTCGAAGGCGTTAAACTCAGAGGTCGCCTGGGTGCTTTCATGGCGCTGCAACTTTCTAACCTTCGCTTTGCCAATAATGCCGTGTGTGATTAGTGACTGCGCAATAACAATCATGTCGAATTCATCCATGGCACCGCGGCGCATCTTGAATGCCTTCCCTGAGGCTTTGGCGATCCGGAGTTCACCGATTAGGGGAGTCACATCGTCGTTACAGCAGGCGCTAATAACAGTCATCGCAGCAATCAGGGCTTTACGTCCGTAACTTGTCGTCCTGATATGCTGAACAAGCCATCCAGGCACGGCACCATAAGCATCTATTGCCGACCGTATTAAGTCAGATACCTCATCGTGGTGCAGGTCGTAGAACGCCTGCACAATCTCCTTAGGTTCGCCGATACGCGTCATGTTAATGAACGATGGCCGGAAGAAATAATCCTCACCATCAACGCTGATGAGGCACTCACCAATCTCTTTAAGCGGGGTATTCACCGGTAAAGCCTCCACGCTTTTCTTCTCTCGGTTCTCGGCAGGCCATCAAAAGCCTTTTCCACTGGCATCTCGTCGGCATGGTCGACGAGGGAGTAGCAAGGGTAAATAACATCCCTTCCCCATGCGTCTCCGAGCGCATAGTCCGCCGGTTTACGCTGGCTCCAGTTCATCAGGATGCGGTTAATTCCGCTGGCTGGCAGCGCATAGCAGACGCCGTGAATCAGTCGGTTCAGGGTGATGTAATCCGCACGGCACCTGTCAGCAGCAATAAGACGTTCAGCAATCTGCTGCTGATACTGCGGAGGGCGACCAGTGCCGAGGTAAAAACTGATTAGCTCATCAGGGAATCTGGCGCACCATTCAGCCGCAAGCTCTGCAAAGGCATCTACCGGCTGGGCATCATCTTCCAGTACGACCACTCGCGCTGACTGGCCGGAAGCCCACTTAACGGCCCTAAGGTGATTCCAGTTGGCTCCGTGGTCGGCGTCATCGATAAAAAGTTGCGCATTAAGGCTCTCAGCAAGCCTGTGAGCTTTTTCACTGCGTCGGTGATGGCCTACCACTGCGAATGTCACTTGTGCTGCCACCATGCTGTTTCCTTGCCGATGCCGTTGGTCTTAAACACCGTGTGCACTTTCGGGCCGGTAATAACTCGGTCACCGAAAGACTTCGCCACGATGCCGAATGCGATCATGTCGCCAACCGCCCTGGCTGCCCCCTCTTTCTTCCAGAAGCGCTCCGACTCAATGCGGTAGTAAAGCCGCACGATGCGGTGAGCAAACTCCATGACATCTTCGCGTAATCCGCCAAGTAATCCGGCATTCAGCATGGTGTCGCTGGCGTACTGCTTCAGGAATGACTGGTATACGCGCTCAGGATGATTTTTGATGGCCCATTCATCGGAATATGTCTTTGGCTCAGAGCCGACATAAATCACGCCAGGCTGCATTTCTTCCCATGGTGAGCGAAGCATCTCGACATCAGTCCCGTCGGTACACCAGACGAAACGATATTCCGGATGCTCGCGCAGGTGCTGCCAGATATGCAGCCAGCGCCGGAAGTAAACGTTCATATCCACAACAGGCACGCGAACCGTCGTCTGGCCTGGCGGTGAGTATTCAAACTCGTCAGCGAGAATGACTGCATCGGCCCCTTTAATCGATTCTGACCATCTGGCGATAAGCGACTGATCCGGTTTCATTCTGGCTCCTCGCTGCGGGTCAGGATGACTGGTCAGCAAGGTTGTGATGACGGCATTACATTGTCTGCGGTATGGTGCCCACCCGGTATAACCGGAGTCGCGGCGCTCATTGTGTATTTTTACGTTGTTGCTGACCTGCCGCTCGCGCTCTGGCTTGGGTACTGAGCGCTCTACCGACTCATGCTCATCCAGCGAGTAAATCAGCTTCTCAGAGCCAATAACGTCGGCATATGCCCATGAGGTAAGCCCGGCGTTATGAATTCGCAGTGCGAGGTCTGAATGCTCGTACATACCACGGCCGTAAACCGGGTCGAACCCGCCGACCCTTTCAATCGCACTGCGGTGGTAGTAGAGCATCACGCCGCGCTGGCCGGTGTAGGCGATGTGTTTTTCATCGCGGTACAGGACTGAAAGGTCATTCAGCTTGCGTGGGCCAGCCAGGTCGAGAAACTGATATGCCAGATGAGGCTCAGGAGACTCGATATACGGAATATGCCAGCCATCTGCAATCGGCCATGCGTCATCGTCCCACAGAAACAGATGCTCACAACCGGCATCAATCAGGGCTTCAATGCTGGCGTTTTTGGATGCCACGATGCCCTGAGATTGTTCGTGACGGATAAGCCTTGCGTATTCTGGTGCTGCGGCGGCCGGCACCGAGCCATCATCGACAATCACAACCACTGCGCCGGGCGGCAGATGTTTCTGGTGCTGCTCAAGAGCGCGTGCCAGAACGTCTGGCCGGTTGTGGGTGGTGATGGCAATACCAATGCCAGATGAGCGCGCCGACGCTGGCTCGTAGGGAATTCCGTTTATCAGAACCTGCATATCTCTGTCTCAGAAAGGGGGCTTGCGCCCCGCTGTGTTTTAGCTGGAAGGTTCGGAGGTATCAGTAACCTGCACGGTGCTGGAGTCACCCACTTTGAACTCAGTGGAGAAGGTCACGATGTCGTTAGTGCCGCCGTCAGAGCTGAGGGCAGTGATAACCATGTAACCCTGAAAGGTCACCGGGCCGTATTCCATGCGAACCCAGATACCAGGCTGACGCTTGGCCTTAAGCTCGCTAGCGAAGTACTTGATGAAACGACCGATGCCGTACTGGTCGAGCTTGTCGTTTTTACGCACCTCACCTTCAAAGCTGATGGTGAAGTCGGAGTTTGTGGTGATGCTCTCGACAAAGCCGCCGCCATCGTCAGCATCACTGGTCACGGTGTTCGGGCTGAAGTCGAACCCTTTTGACGTACCGGCGGCCAGCGCTTTCCATTCCGATTCAAGCGGCACCGTATCCGGGCAGCCGTCGGCAACTTCAAGCACAATAGCGCCACCGAACAAGCGTTCGTTGCTGGTTGGGCAATTAGCCATGTTACTTCCTCTTTGACGTTTAATTAATCGCCGTAGGTGGCGACGAATTGAAGCCGATAGACAAGGCGTCCATCGGTTGTAAGAACTGGTGCGGGCATAGCGCCCATATTCTGGAGATAACCGACGCAATCATCGGTCATGGGGTTTTGCTGGACGTAATCGACTATCTGCTGCACGCGCTCATCGACAAAAGCATTGCCACCTTTTGCGCCGATAACGTCGACCAGGATGTACTGCTCGTTGCCGAGGCCATTGCGAATATTGCTGCCGCCATTTGGACGAAACACCATGAACCGATCAGATTCAGTGCCTGAGTCTGTCCACATCAGCAGTTGAACCTTAAAGCCATCCGTCAGGCCAGCATTCATGAAGTAGTTACGCACGCGCGTATGCATTGGCGGATTCATAGAGACAGCTCCTGCTTCATAACCCGGTCGATTTGCTCTCGGGTGTCCTCAAAGCCCTTGGTAAGGAACTCTTTGCGGGCAGTGGCGCGGCGGAAGGTTTGCGGAACATTCGGATCGTGAACGTAAACCGCATAGTTGGCCGAGTAGCCCACCCTTCCAGTTACCTTTGTGCCGTTGGCGTCAATCTCCCGGAACTGGCTGTTCAGAAGCGTTGATGTGTCGATTGGGGTGTATAACGCTGCCTGAGCGCCACCGATTAACAGCGCTGACTGCACGGCCCTGACGACCTTGCGCCCCTGCACGTCATTAATCAGCGCGTCCAGATTGGCTTTCGCCTGGGCAATGCCGCGAACTTTACCGGCCATATCAGACTCCCGTTATGATGGCGTAGTCGTCGGCAATCCGCTCGAAGGTGTCTTCATAGCGAAGCACCTGCTGAACCTCATCAGCTCCGGCTTCTTTCGGGTCAGCCAGGTCGGAAATGCCAATCAGCACATAGTCGCCAGTCTTAGCCAGTGCGTACTCAGTCCAGACTGTGTTTTTCGCAACGATTTCTGAACCAATACCGCCGATGCGCTTGCTCAGGCCGCCTTCATAGCCGCAGAGAATTTGCTCAGGCGCTGCATATCCCAGCGGGTCGCCGTAATAGTCCTGACCATCCAGCCTTCGCCATATTGTCGCTGTTGCGGTGTATGACCAGTTAGCTACTGAGCTCATAGGTGGTAATCCTCATACTCCCACGGCTCCTCGTCAGGATTTTTAGGCTTCTGCTCTTTCTCACACATCAGCAACCTCCAACGACATCAAAGAAGCCAACACGACTACCCACGTCAATCGGCAGCGACGCCGTACATCCGCTCTTATCCAGTGACAGAAGAGCGTCACGCATCGAAAGCACATCGCCGGTATAGTCGAACGACCGCGACGCCCCTGAAGGCGCTGACTGCGATTTAATGCGCTGACTGTATGCCGTTAAGGCCATGAGAGAGACGGCATAGACCTGAATCAGCACGACGTCACATTCGTCGTAGCCAGACGCCTCCAGGCACTGCTCAATGCTGCTGAGCTTGCAGAGATATGCGTCGATGATGAAATCAGGGATGGAGTAACCTAGGGATGACAGCTGCTGTTTAACCTGCGCTGCTGTGATTGGCGTGATAGCCATGGTCACTCCTTATCTTTGGGTTTCCGTCCGCGCTTGGGCGTAGCGACTTCCAGCTGGCGCTCTTCCAGGTACTCAGCCAGCCCGGCATTAACCCAGCGTTCGGCGATTGAATCGGCAACCTCTACCTCAGAGCCAATCTCCAGCTTCTGGAAATTGGCACCGGCAAAAAGGTTTGATGAAATTACTTTTACCAGTGCCATATCGCTTCCTTAGCTGGTCGCTTCGCCGGTGGCGTGAACCACGGAGTAGTGACCGTTGATGTCGGTTTTGACCATCAGGCCCATTGCGCCCCAGGTGCGCCAGATGTAGTCGCTGTTGTAGAACGGGCGCGGGTCGGCAACGGTGCCGATGGCCTGGCCTACAATCGGAGCAACTACGCCTGCCTGCAGCGGAACAATCAGGATTTCGTTACCCTGCAGCTTCGCGTCTTCTTTAATGGCCGCGATACCTGTCAGGGTCAGGAGCTCCTGCAGCACGGTGCGGGACTGGAAGTTGTCGCTGTAATACTGCTCCCAGTTGGAGACGATTTCAGAGGAAACGTACCAGGTCTGCTGGCCGTACTGGTAGTTTCCAAGCTTCAGCACATCGCGCAGACGGATTGCTTCGGCGCGCATGGCTTTTGGATCGGTGCTGATCGCCATGTTTACGTTCAGTGTCACCTGAGCGACACGCTCATCGGCGCGGAAACCCTTCCAGGTCAGGCCGTCGAACTGCACATAGTTGCCTGCAGCATCGCGGAAGCCATCCCACATGTAATCAACGTACTTACGCTGAACATCCTCTACAGAACCGCGCTGTGCATCAGCCTGAGACTGAAGCGCTGACGGGCTGTTGAAGATGGGATCGCGCCAGGTGAATTTAAAGCCGGAATCGTGGATCGGAACCATCGTGCCGTCGAATGTGTAGGTGCGCGCATCGAGAGCGGCACCAATCTGACCCGACATGGAGGTGTGAGCCCAGCCACGGCCACCGGTGCGAGCGTAGTCGTAACGTGATTGCTCGATACGTACAGAGCGGGACAGCGGCATCAGGTCGTTCAGCAGAGTAAATTGCGTGTTCGGCTCGAACTGCTGCAGCACAGTAGTATCGAAAGCGCGATACAGGCGGCGGATATCGTCTACTGCGTTAACAGCATCAAGACGACCGCTGTCTTCACGGATACCCTGAGCTCGCCCCAGAAAATCGGCGGCTGCCTGTGCAGTAGCATTACGTTCAGCCTGCAGCGCGCGGAATTGGGCCTGGTTTACTTCCAGGTTGCCTGTCTTCTCGCCAAGAGATGTGGAATATACAAACATTAATCGGTCTCCTTACTTGACCACTACGCGCAGCAGGTCGCCTGCAGCAACGGTTGTCGGTGTGTCTTCTTCCACGAACAGGACTGCGGATGCAGTGCCGCCGGAAGTGACGCGACCGTTAGAGATAGCCAGTGCCTGGCCTTTGTTATAGGTGCCGGCAGCAGCGCGGACGTTCAGGAACATGCCTGGCAGTAACTGGATGCCGACGACCAGCTCGTTAGCGGGGATGACATCATCGACGCCCATGCAGCGCAGATAGTCATAGTTCGCCACATACAGCACAGCGCTTTCGCCGCCGTTGGTGGATGCGGTGAATTTGCCGTTGGTGAATACGCCGATGGTGCCCGGCTGAGTCGCTGCGGCTGCACCGCCTTCGCGGTTCAGAAGCGGATTCGGAAATACGCCGCCCGCGTGAATTACGTGTTTACCGTCTTTAGCCATTTTTATTACTCCGGCATCTCAGAGAAGGGTTTATCGGTGGAATGGTTGAATGCGCCGGACAGGCTGCGAGTGGTGGCGCACTGTGCGTACAGGCCATCCAGAGCCGCGCCATCGAGAGCGTTAACTGCCATGTCGTCGAGCTTGAACTTGGCTTTCACCGCTTCGCGCTTGGTCGCTTTTTCCTGGTCGGCGTTAGCGGTCAGGCCGGATTCGATAGAGCTCAGCTTGTCGGCAAACGGCTTAAACCATGCCGGTGCTTCTTCGCTATTGGTTGCTTTGTCTTTGGCCGCCTTTTCTTCAGCCTCTTTCTTCTCGCGAGCGGCCTTTTCTTCCGGCGTCTCACCTTTAGAAGCTGCTTTCTCAACAGCCATCTGGTTGAACGCATCCAGCAGCTCAGCTTCTGATTTGCCTTCTGTCGGCTTACCAGCGGCTTTCAGCGCATTGATAATCATGTCTTTCATCGGATCTCTTTCTCCGTTGGTTTTAATTTCGTACTCAGGTGGTTTGCGCACGACTTCTACAGGTTCGCCGACGAATTGAGCCTTGCCGTCATCGTCGATGAGGTACTTCTGTTTGAAATATTTATCTGCATCCCGATAAACGAAGGAGTCCGGCCATACGCTTTCCGGCCATACCCAGTCATCGTCGTCACGCCCCTCACGGAGCTTGTCGCTAATCGCCCGCTGGATATCGTCGAATGAGAAATTGGATGCATTGGTAAAGAAGAATTTGGTCTTGTTAAGCAGCCCTTCCCTGGTGCAGTTCGATGCCTGCGCAAGGTCTGCGTTTTCTACGCTTACTTCCTGTTGGGAGTTATCTGCGTTAACGAAGATTCCCACACCTTCTTCAGGGGTTGCGGCTCCCGGCTCATCGAGAAGAATGGCTACGTGGTCGAACTGCATGTTGCGGGCGACCCATGAGTAGCTCTTACCCTTCGACTTGCCGCTGTTCTGCTCGCGGCGCAACAGGAGCCCGGTAGATACGTGAATCGGCGCGGCGTTTGAGTTGGTCTGCAACTCATCAAGCCGCTCGATAAGACGCTTGCCCTTCTCGCTCGACTGCGCGATGCGCTTGTTGACCTTCATGTCCATAACGACGCGGTCGCCGTCTTTGCGGACGTTCTCAGCCCATGCGCCGACGTGAAACTGGTTAACTGCTCGCGGGTTGGTAGCGCTGACGTGCTCGTTGCCAATCTTCGGATGCCCGAAAGGCATCGGGTTGCCTTCGAGCGTTTTAAAGCTCTTGTTAATCTCCTCGGCCGGATACAACCCGCCATTCATGACAACGTCATCCACGACAGGCACGACGCCACGAATGACGATATGCTCGTCACCGTCGATGGTTTCAGTTGAGATGTTTGAAGAGTTGATGGCGAGGGATTTCACGTGGATGCTGGATAGCTTCACGGGGAGTCCTCTAAGTGATAACTTCAATGAAAACTAAAAAGGAGATTCAAAATGATAAGGTTCACCGCAATGGCGATTACGGCACTAATATCCTTTGGAGCCCATGCTGACTATTACGGGGGTGAAGATTTAGCGAAATGGAGTGATGCGCTGATGCGCGCCAAGGCTAACACAGCAGTAGAAACTGATTACGCTGACATTGGTAAGCTCAGAGGCCTGGCAATTGGAGTTCATGATATTTTTGAGGGCACTTTAGTTTGCTCACCTGACAACGCAACTAACGGACAAATTGTCGATACCGTAGTTGTGTATGTCAGAAATCACCCAGAAAAAAGGACTGAGAACGCCTCCAGGTTGGCATATGAAGCTCTTTCTACCGCATATCCATGTAAAAAATAATCGCTAAACCTGATTCCATTTATTGCGCTCTTTCGCCAACTTGTCAGCCAGACCTTCGTTAAATAGGGATCCGTCATCATTAAGTAATACGGGGATCTGGCTGCAATAGCAGTTGTACCGGTTTCCATTCTGAGCATAGAAAGCCTCCACTTCTTCCGTTGTGAAGGTCTTCCCGTGGCGCGCAGCGTGCCATGGCCTCGTCGTCGATTTCAGGGCTGATATCCACAACAGCGCAGTATTAAGCCCTAGCCTTTCTTTCGACCATTCTGCTTCTGACCACTGAGCCTGCCGTAAAGCTCCTACTTGTTCCGTCTGCGCTATCGTCTTTGCTCGGCTCATCGAAACATCGAGGCGCTTGCTAATCAGGCTCGCCGTCTCTCTTGGGTTAACGCCACGACCTATCGCGTCAGCTACGATGTTCGACAGGTCAGCACGAACGGCATCAGTAATTCCCCGCCATTCGCTGTAAGTGGAGATATAGGCCGCTGCCACCTGATTTTGATATGCCGGGCTGCTTAGCAACTGCTGAAGCGTTGTTGACTGCTCATAGACAGCCGATTGCGCTGACAGATTCGTGAAAGCCTGCAACGTGCCGCGCTGATACTCATCAGTAACGTACTGAAGCGCCCAAAGGTTGTTACTGCCACCTTCGAGAAGATAGTCGTCCAGAATCGTTTCTATGCGCACTAGCAGGTCAGACAGTTGCTGTGGCGACATATCGTAGATGAAGGTGCCAGCATTCACCTGGTAGAGCGTGTCCGGCTTACTGCCGTCTCTCGCCAGAATGTAACCGTAGAGAGAATTGCCACTACGCTCCCTGCCGACCAGATAAGCATCGAGCAACTGCTTCAGCGCCAGTTTTATCTGGTAATAGCGATTCTCGATATCCCGGAACATCCGGTTAACTTGTCGATAGGACTGCGTGGGGTCGGCTTTATTGCGCGGAATTATCGGGCTGCCCGGTCGTTGTCGGTTGTTCAATTGGGTCACCTGTCAGCGGGTCTGTCGTTGCGGCTCCGGCAGGCTCTTCTGGCTCACTGATTGGCTCAAGCTCGCCCACAGCACGGATTTCATTCTCAGTAATCGCTGGAGTGCCGTATGCCTGCTGGGTGTCTTTGGCCACGGCTGCCATCGCCTGCATATTTGCGATCTTCTCTTTCTCACTCGGCGCGAGTAGGTCAGACCATGCGAGGGTAACCTCGCCAGATTTCGGCGGGTCGATGACGCCAATCTGCCAGAAGCGCTCAATGACGCGGGTGATGAAGTCAGACATGAAACCCCATCGGCGACCATTGCAGCGCTTAGCCCAATCAGTTTTGTCCTCATCTGAAGCAAGACGCCCGGTCTGCTGGCCAAAGAGAATGGTGAACGGACACTGAATCGTTGCGGAGAACTCGTTAGCTGCGACCGTCCATGTAGGTGTCGGGTCGGCCGCTGCGACTGACAGCACTGACGGCGCGCCAGCCTGCATGACCAGTGCCGAATCGGTGCCCTGGTTCATCCTCGCAATCTTGTCATTCAACGCTTCGCCGAGGTCTTTAAATCCAGCTTCGACAGCGGCCTGCTTCAGCGACGCCATGTCCGTTTCTTTGTCGAACGCGATGCCAAGCTGGCGACTGGCGTTCTTCAGGAATCCCTCAGCGCTACCACCGGACGTTTTCTCGATGTCGAGAAGCTTGTTGTAACCGGCGCGCAACAGCGGGATGCCGGAGAGCATATTCTCGTCTTCTGCGCCTTCGCACAGGATGATGACGCGGCTCGGGTGAACCTGAACACTGCGCACAGGCCCATAAGTTCCGTCATCGCCGACTGGTTGCTCATTGAAGTTGTACATCACGGGCTGGCCGTAGTTTTCCGACATCATGTCGGTTTCGAAATTGCCTGGTTTAATCTGCGCTTCCCATGCAGGGATAAGCTTAACAATTGCCTTCAGGCGTTCGGTGCCGAGAGACCTGATGTAGTCGGCGTTGATCGGGTCTTTCCATTCGCGGCCATCCTTAACCTGAATTAACAGAGCCGAGTAGCGCCCCACGAGGTTGCGGCGGTCGGCATCTTTCAGCTTCGACCAGTGGCGCTTGAGAAGCTTCTGAACCGTGCGCTCCCATTCCGTGGTCTCGCCAGATTCATCCTTCTCTTCGCCGTCGATGATGGTCGGATTATCGACCCAGCAGGATTCCAGAAGCTTATGCACCGCCGCATGAGCAACGGCATTACGCTCATAAGCGCGATAGTACTGGTCAAAACCTACCTCGCTCGGGTATCCGAACTCATCCCACAGCTTGGTGCGCTTGGTGTTGCCGTTCTGTCCATTGGCGTACAGCATTCGTTGCCGCCCTATCGCATCAGCAAGGGCGTTCACGAGGAATGAAACCTCGCCTTGTTGTTCACTCACTGATGAACTCCTTAGAAGAAGATTGCGCCTTTAGACTGGCCGCTTAGTTCGGTCATCGCCCATACCAGCGCATCAAGGCGGTCGGGTGACTTTTTGGAGGTGGTTGGCACGTACTCCATCTGCTGGTTTTCCAGTTGATAGAGATTGCCGCGATGGGCTACGCGCCCCTGTGCATACAGCGCTGATATTGGCTCAGCTCGCGCAAACTTACCCTTGCTCGCATGGACGCGGATAATGAGGTCTTTGAACCCGGCATTGCGGAGCGTGTCCTCTGCCATGTCGCCGCCCTGGTTGGTTTCAATCACAATCGCGTCGGCGTCATGCTGTTTGTAAGCGTCCATTGCACGCGTTGCCCAACCGTTAGGGGAATATTTGCCGCTGTAGTCGCCGTCGGCTGAATACTGTCGCTTATCTCCTGCACCGTATGAGCTGGCGGCCACAATCCCCGTTTCATCGCTCTCTTCGCTGTTTGTCGCTTGCGGGTCGATAGCGATAACCGTTCTGGATAGCTGCTCGGTGATGTTCAGGGCGCGCGCTGCTGCAATCATCTGCTCTGTCCACAGCGCGCCCTCTGCGTTAAACCTGCGAGGGTTCTGCATGTACTGCGCTTCGGCCGTGCGACGATGAGAGAACAGCGCTGTGCGGTGGCTCTCGTTGTGCTTGAACGGCCAGAGCCAGCCATCTGGCAAACCGTGCTCAATCGGTATGGCGTGACTGTTGTCCGGGTACTGCTCCTGATAAGAGCGGCTGTTGTCGATGATTACCGGAAGGTTCAGATGGTGCCACACCTCACCGCTACCACCTCGCAGCAGATAGCCGCTCAGGTCGTGATAGTGGATGCGCTGCATGATGACTATCATCGGCGTGGTCTCGATAGCCAGGCGTGATTTAATCGTCTCGTTGAAGCGGCTGTTTACGCCGTCACGGACAGTCTCTGAATAAGCGTCGTCGGGCTTAACGGGGTCATCGATAATCAGCGCGCCCTGCCAGCCTGGCTCCATATGCCCGGCACGGAAACCCGTTACCTGCCCTGCTGACGATGAGGCATACACGCCGCCGCCATACTCAGTCCACCACATCGCTTTACTGTCGGCATCGTCGCGCAGCTCCATAGGCCACATCGCCTGGTAGGCTTGCGACTTAATCATGCTGCGGGCAGTGGATGAGTTCAGAAGTGCGAGGTTGTGCGAGTAGGACAGGTGCATAAAACGGGCGCGCTTATTCAGCGCCAGACCACGACCCATCATGTTGATGGTAGCCAGTTCTGTTTTCGTGTAGCCAGGTGGAACGTTGATGATCAGCCTGTTAATCTCACCATCTATCACTCTGTCCAGCGTTTGCTGAATCACCTTGTGATGAGGTGCCACTATCATCTTGCCGCCAGTGCGCTGCTTGAAGAAGTAGCGGGCAAAGTAGAGACCGTCCTCTTCGCACTCTATCCGGCGCGCATAGTTCTTTTGCTCAGCAGTCGTCATCCTCCAACATCTCCCGCCGGGCAGCTTTGTATTCATCTTTCGTTAGCGCGGCCACTTCAATCGGGCCGCCGTTCTTACCGGTATGCTCGTGAGCGGCCTGCTCTTTGAAAGCCATCACGCTAATGTGTTTGCCGAGAAGCTCAAGATTCTTAACTTTGTCAGGCCACTTAATCTTCTTCAGTAAGGCAGCACTATCGGCGGCAGCCATCTCTATGACGTCAATTCCCGATAGTGTTGTGCGCCAGACCTTAGGCCAGTCCTTAATCGGCTTGATTTCCCCGTTAGCCAGTAGGATGTCAGCGACGTCCATCTGGTCGATATCAAACAAGCGTTTCAGCACATAATCAGCATCAACCTCGACCCGATCATTGCGCTCTGCTTTAAGTTCGGAGATTCTGGACTGGATGTTAAGTTTCGCTAAGTTTTGCGAGCCTTGTTCATTGGCGGTCTTTTCGCTGTACCCCGCCCGAATAGCCGCTTGCGTAGCGTTCAAATCGATGAGGTACTCGCGACAGAACATTTCTTGCTTGTCGGTGAGTGCCATGATTCTTCCTAGTTAAAAGGAGTTTTCATGTCTACAGAATCACTTCTTGATGCGATGCTGCAACATGATCGTTTTCATAATCAAAATACGATGGTTACCGGCATAGCCCAGAGAGCGGTTGATCATGGTTACGACAGCCTATCTGCAAAGCAAAAGGCCGTTTTGGAACCGTTTTTAACCGAGAAGTGTGATGGGGTTACTAACCCCGGCGGACATCATAATGATTGTCAGGCACTTCTTGAGGGCGATGAGTTAGAAAGCGCTGTTGAAAATGAAATGTATTATGGAGGACTTTTGTGTCCTTCCTGCGTTGACGAAAAAGAACGGTACAGGGCTGAATGGGAAAAGATTCAGCGTGAGTAATATATAGCTATGCTATTTGGCGGCCAGTTTTTGATTCGGTCGCCATAGTCATTCCTTACGATGTTTGTTCTTCGGCTTCAGGCTCAGGAACATATTCCATCTCCTGCACGTTATCAGGTGCCAGGTATACCCATGAGCCGTCTTCGCGAGCGATGCCGATGAAGCCGTTAATAATCTCCGGCTGAGATCGCCTCATCAGACCTTCATGGGTCTCGCCTGTTTTGGTTTTTACTGTGATGCGGTAGGTTTCCGCCATGTTTGCTCCAAAAATAAACCGCCCGGAGGCGGTTTGGTTACCAACTTGAAATTACTTCAGTGCATTTTGAATGGCATCAGCCAAGGGGGATACCAATTCGGCTACGTATTTAAGCTCTGCGTCAGTTCTTGCGCCAGTAGAAGCATCCGCGCCACCTACAGACGCCTTGGCTATTTCAAGTGCCGCCTGAACTGCAAGAAGTCTTTGCTTTTGCTCTTGCGTAACTCCGACTGGAGCTGACTGACTGAAATAATCTTCCAACATCACAACCTCCTTTCATATGTGGAGGCTACAGATTAGCGCCAAGAATGCTTTCAGTGAACAGGAATTCACCATTATCAAGCCCACCCGTAGATGAGCTTTGTAATGACTGTCAAAAGATATTCATATCAGTTACCACTGTACGGAGCTTGGTTAGTAATCCTGCTTTATACCCACCCCTAACTGAGTAACCCCAAAATTCCTTCTGAAAATCATTCCATGCCGCGATTATCTTAGAGTCTTTTAATAGTGGCTCGCACATCATCCAGCGACGCTCAGCTAATCTGTTTGCATCCACCATGTCTTGCTTAAGATAGAAAATTTCCACCTCTCGCTTTTCTGTTGCTGTGTTTATATTGCCTCTATCTATGACTGCGCGGGCTAAATTGACTTGTACGTGAGACCACTTATCCGGCATGGCATCCAGTGCATAAAGAAGCTCCACTGCGGCACTTTTGAAATCTATCATAATTTTAAGTGCCTCTTGCTGCTTCCATGTGTTTAAGGCCTTTCTTGCATAATACAGTGTGACCAAAGTTGCGACGGCGCTTGTTATAGCAGCAAGCATAGATCCGAAAGCCCAATACATATTAAGTTGTGTCGCAACCATCGTTTTATAGCTGATTAAGGTATCGCCCATATATCCTCCGGGAATGTAATGGGCGCATTTTAATACATTACCTGTGATGAGCTGCAATTTGTGATGAAAGCCGTTGTGAAAGAGGCTATCACCTCTTCTTAGGCTGCCTGGTCATCAAGCTTGTGGCCTGCCAGTAATGAGGCGATCCACTGGATACCACGCGGAGTGAACTTGGCCTGGGTGAATGCATGGCCGTTATTCTGGTTCTCTCCGGTTTTCATGGTGAAGCGACCGGCATCGAGATGCTGAGCATAGGGTGTCAGTTTTCCGGCCAGGCGATACATGATGCCTTGCTCAATCAGGAACAACCGGAAGTCCGTTTCTTTCACCTTCAGCAGTTTTGCTGCTTCACGGAAGCCCATCGCGCCGGTTGCCTCGACGTAGTGATCAACGAATTCGACTTTAGGCGCGGCAATAGCGAGCTTGTTTTCCAGTTGGGCATTCTGCTCTGCGAGGTCTGCTGCGAGGCGTAGCGCCTCTGGAAGCGTCTGCGGAATCTGCGGACCGTGCATCACTTTCAGCTTTGCCAGCACTGAGCGCCTTACAGCCTTTGACTCTCTCATGCCTACCAGCATCATCTGGTCAAAGTCGAGATCGTAATAAGCCGTTTGAGTGTGGTTATTGTTTAACCGGAATTTTTTTCCGGTTCCGTCCAGCTCCAGCTCATCCTCAATTTTTGCCAGAAACTTACGTGGCTCATGAGGGGTTTCGCCGGCTTCGACGCGGGCCGGGTTAATAATGCTATTCAGGAAGTCCAGGCTGCTCATGGACACTTCGCGTTCTACGGAGATCATATCTTTCATGGCGATTACCTTTTAGAAAGTTGAGCCTGTTCGCACAGAAAAGCCGCCCCGAGATGGTCGCCACCATATACGGCAGTTCTCAGGCTCAGCTTTCTGAAAGACTCGGGAATGTTATGCGCTGCGACGCGCGTTTTACTGCGGACATAAAAAAGCCCCGCTATTGCGAGGCCGATATTGCTTTGTTGCTGATTGTGAATCTTCTTGGGGGTTGTCATGGTCGCAGGTTTCGCGATTCCTCACGGAATGGCTAACCAACTTACGGCTTACCCGTCAGCACCTAGAATCTCTTGGCCGAGTAGGCACAGCCCATGATCAAGCCCACCGATGACAGGCTTTGTAATAGGGGCAAAAGACACGCTTCCGGCAAGCTAGGCTATTTGTTACTCTATGCGCTAAGAGGAGATAGGTATGCGTACTTATACAGTAATGGCTTTGATGCTTGTTTTTTTGATGGCTATATTTTCCGTTTTTGTGCCAGTGATAATATTTTTCAAAACAGCGCTTCTCGCGATCCTTGAGTGCTGGTTAAACCATTACAAATACTCTTTAGTACCCGAAGTTTTGAAAGATTATTTCACACTGAATAAGATCCTGCGTCTCGTTGCTGCGGGCGCGTGGTGTGGATTTCTTATTTCCATACCTATTTGCTGGAAATTATGGCGCTCAACTCCTAAATATGACCCGCTCGATAAATACTTCAAATAGTTACCTCTGGCACTGCGTTTTAATGTATTCCTGCAGATATCGATCATTTAACCGCGTTATACCAAGCCTGCCAGCGGTACTTATCAAGCCTAAGCTGGCGCAGGCATTCAGTTGTCTCGACGTCCGCCTGCAAATCAGCGTCACTGTTGGCTCCCGCATCACTTGCCTTGCATGGGGGCTGCATCAAATCCGCTGATGGAGTTGGCAGCGTCGATTGCACGCTGACGCAGCCGGACAGACTCGTCATCAAAATCACAGCGGGTACGATTCGGATCTTGAACATATCTCACCACGTCTCGCGTTATGGTTCGGTAGATAACCTTTCCCTCAATGGCAGCCTGCGCGCCTTTCTGCTCTTCAGCCTGAACGGCTTTAGCTGCCCTGTCTTTCTTCTTCGCAGCCAGTGAGTTGATGTGGTCAGCATGTGCGTACCATCCGTTGCGGTATCTGATTTCGCCGTAACCAACGGCCAGCAGGGTCATAGATAAGATGACAATCAGGATTGTTCGCAGGCTAAAGGTCATTTTCGCTTTCCGCCAGGCACATGGAGCGCTCTATCTCCCTTCGAGTTTGCAATCCTTTCCACTGCTTGCCGCCCGCCCATGTCCATTTTCGCAGCTCGTCGCAGGCTCCTTTTCTGTCGCCATTGTTGAGCTTTTTAAGCAACGTCGATGAGCGGAAGGCGCTTACCCCTACGTTGTAGGTGAATGAGTAGAGCGCGGCACGCTGGTATGCAGAAATGGGAACCTTAACTGAGGCATCCACGGCTTTGATAACCGGTTGCATGTGCTTGTTAAGGAGGTCATCGCATTCCTGCTTCGTGTAGACCTTGCCCATCTTCACGTCGGGGCCGGTGATGCCTGCACACACAGTAGGAATGCCGACAGGGTCGAGGTAAGGCTTGTACTTAACGCCTTCCTGGTCCTGTATCAGGACGCCAGCGATAAATGACGCCCCGCCCGCCGCAGCTGCAACCAGTGCAGTTCGTAGTTTCGCTGGTATCTGCATGGTTTCACCTATTCAGCAAGCTCGGTGTCAATGTCTTTGACGATTTTGGCACCCTCGGAAATGTTCGTTACATCACCACGGGCATATGCAGCTTTGAGGATTTCAGTTCGCTTACGGTCTTCCTCAATCGCTGCTTTGTTCTTTCGGTCGTTTGAACGATATGTCAGCCAGGTGAATGTCGCCGTTATGACAAATCCCAGGGCAAACAAAACATCCTGAAGTGTCAACATGGCGAAGAATCCCGTTAGACCTGACCAGAAATACGACCAGAATCCGTTGTTGGTATTCATACGTAGCATTTCTCACACCTCCGATAATGGAAGTGCTGTGGTGTAGTTAGGAAAGGCCAGCGAGGCATCGGATGCGAGGGTTCATCTGTGATTGATTGCCTGTGGCCTAATACGAAAAAGGCCCGCCGAAGCGAGCCTTAAAATTTGTGTGAACTCATGATTCAATTCACGTTTTATAAACCAAAATGGTTTATCATCTCTTCATCTTAACAAGAGGGAACATCATGACTACTATCACCATTAACACCTACTCACCGGATTCACGTTTCGACATGAGCAAAGAAGAAGCGAAAGAGTTTTTCGCTTTCGTTCAACGCAAGGCCGAGTCTCTCGGATATGACGTGGCGTTTGATGAAGCAATCTCAGTTGACGAAGAAAGCGAACGCTTCGTCGAAAAATGTTTCGCTGAGTTTTGATCTGCGACTATGCCGATCAAAGAGTACATTGAGAAGAACTTCCCGAGCCAGGCTGATTTCGCTTTAGCGTGTGGAGTGCTGCCTCAGCAGGTTACCAAGTGGATTAGCATGGGGTGCATAGTGCTCAACGGGAAGATGTACAGTCCGCGAAGAGATGTCCCCTAACCCACCAAGTTAAGATGTTCCCCGCTTCGGCGGGGATTTTGTTTTCTGCCGTCTGAATATGTGTGGTGGCCGGTGCTGATCTCCGGCTTTGGCTTACCAACGTGGGCCGCATCGAATAATCGAATTGTCTTGCCGTAAGCCCAGAGATTACTCCCTTTCGCGCGCATCAGCCTGCGCATTCACCACAACAGGAAAGAGCACTGCATGACGTTTGCACGGACTTACGCCTTAGCGGGGCAGTCTCGGCGGTTCTCAATGCTCTTACCTGTTGTGCGCCCATTATTAATCACACCGGGCCAGTGCGCCGAATTTTTTAGCGGGGAATCGGAAGACCCCGTGATTTAAGGCTGTTAAGCCGCCATCAACATCAGATCATCGTTTGCATTTATCTTTGTGGTCAGTTTCTAAAAAGTCCGCAAAGTCGCTAACGTGACGAAAACTGGAAAGAGCACTGACCCCATTGACCAGCCGGAACTATCCTGGATTACCAAGTCAATACCCTTACCGGATTTCGCCAATAAAAAAGCCCCGAGCTATTAACTCAGGGCTTTTGCCATGCCAAGCCAGCATGCAGACTCTAAATATTATCTGCGGCCGGGTGGCGTGGACTTCAATTTGGGCTGCTCAGTTCGCTTTTGCTCCGAGCATACACAAAATGTACTACTTCGATTTCGCGATTGCAATGCTTTCGGAAAATATTTATTACTTAAGCCGCCAATTGAGGAAATTCATTCTCAATTTCACGCCTCATTGCGAAAAATATTTCCGAATCGAGCACGTTCTCGCACCAGACAACACGACGCCGACATGACTGCACATCCATTCCGGTGACATGGCTCATCAGCTTAGCGATATCTTGCGTGCAATTGCGGTGGCAATATCGCTTAATAGCTACATCGCGGACGGGGCTTTCACGGTGAAAGGTTTTAACCATTACGCGCTCAACAAACGCAGCATCATCTGATTCTTTGGCGAGAGCGATGATGTTGCTGAATGAAGATTGCGGGATGACCAATTCGCGAGCTTTCTGATACAGAGCATCGCCCCGCAAGCCTTCTTCCTCGTATAGCCGCATGACAACGCTTTCTATCTGCTTAGCCTTATCATCGCTCCACTGGCTGCGGATCATCAGACGTCCGATAACGTTGATAGCCCCGGCGGGCGAATCGTCACCTGCATTAACTTTACCCCAGACCTGCAGCATGTAATGTACCCATGCTTTCTGGCGGGAGTTGATGGTTTTCTTCGGATGCTTCCATACGCGGCGGAAGTGCGCATCGTCGATGAAGTTAACCATGCCAAATACTGGTGTGAGTCTCTTCATGCTGCATCGCCTCCCTCTGGTTTGTTGATGCCGAGCCTGTTTTCCAACTCCCGCCGCATTTCCTTTAAGCGCCGCTCGGTCTCGTGAACGTTGTTAAGCTGCCACTCGATAGCCTCAAGCATCTCTTTGTCCTTCTGGCGCTGCTGAGCTAATGCGATACTGGTTACTGTGCTCATACTGGCTCCCCTACCATTGAATCGAGTTGTCGCCTTAGCATCTTGAGCGCGCCATCAGGGAATGGCTGACGCGCCAAGCCGGTGAATATTCCCCTGACTTTCCGGTCGCTAAGCCGTGGCATTAAGGCGCTCACCGTTGCGCGGATAGCACCGTTAACCTTGCGTCCGTCTTTCTGCGCCAGCTTTGCGGCCAACTCGACGGTCACCAGGGCATCGAGATATTCCTCGCAAACCTCTCTGCTTATTTCGCTCATGCGGCCTCCTCGCGCGAATTGCGCAGGTCTTTAAGCTTCTGCTGATACTCCGCCTTAATCGCTTTGCACTCTTCGATAGTCCAGCGGTGGCGATAGTGGTTAGATTCGACAGCCTCGACTGCTGACAGCCCGATACGCCGGATAAGCTCTGCCCGGTACGGCACGAGATTGCCGCTCTTGTGCTGATTGCACACGACGCATTGCTTATGGATATTGCGTTCATCAAAGCGAAGCTGAGGTGCCGCAGCAGTTGTCCGGTAGTGACCGGCATCCCACTGAGCGGACGTGAAAGTTCCGCACGAGATGCATGGCAGGTCGCGGTCTCTTTCTCTGATGAAGGCGTTTACGGCTTGTTGGGCTTGTTTAATCCAGTAACTGCGGGGCTTTAAGGCGAGCTTTCGAATCTTGAGTCTGTCTTTCTGCTGCTGTTCTTCTCTTCGTCGTTTCTTCTCTGCTGCTTTGAGTGCTTTGTCTCGCTCCCTGTTTCGTCGCTCAAGCGCTATCTTTGCGCCACACTCGGGCCCACACCACCACTGGTTAGCGAATGCCGGGTGGAACCACTCTCTGCACTCTTCGTTTTTACAGCGCCTGCGAGGTGATTTAGCCATTATGGTTCGCTCCAGTAATTCTCGATTGCAGCACCCATTCTTTGCATCCACTCAGCAAGCTTAAGAGCCGCTTCTCGCTCAGAACTACAGCGAGGGAAGTCCTTCATTTCCATTGACGCTTCAAAGTACGGGTAGCGAAGGTCTCCTTTAATGACCAATTCTTGGTTGAGAATTGAACCTCGCCGGCCATTGAACCTTGTGCTTTTTGAGTAATGCTGCGTGAAATATCGAGTCTCTGTTGTCTGTGCATCACGGTCTTTTGTGAATGAGACCAATTCAGAAAAGTCACTCATCTTCATCCTCCGCCATAAAATGATTCGGATCACGATAGTAGATAGCCTGCGCTACGCACTCTTCGCAGCAGTGCGTCTCATCCGGCTCCAGTTGCTTGCTGCATCCTGCGCAGAGAGCTCTGGCTATGCTCTGATGCTCGTATGCTTGGGTTTGGATGGGGTTAAGCATGGTGGGCTGCCCGCGTTAAAAGGAAGACAATCATTGCGGCGCGCAGAGGATTTTTGTCTTTATAGAGGTTGTCTATACCAACATCATTGGCAGTCCATCGCTCTGCTCCGCCATTTGAGATTGATATCTTATTTTCGACAATAATCGGCCATGCGTCGGCGGGGTTGTTGCAGTAGTTCTTACGGCCTTTCAGTCTCCCCCTGTCATCGCGAAAAACCACGCTCCCATCTCCATTGATGAAGTAGGGGCTCCACCCTAACGTTTCGCCGACTCTTATTGTGATTTCTGTATCTTCTAACTGTGAATAGTCCATCTTTCGCCTCTCGCTTTAACTTGTAATAAGCCTTTTCCGCCCCGAGTATTGAGCTGAAATATCGATACCTTTGCCACGCGGTATGCAGTATCAATGCAGCCTCGCTGTGTTTGTCTCTGCCGGCTCAATGGTGATAACCAGCTCTTTGTCTTCCAGTTGCCAGATAAGCCCTTTGTCCTCGTCACCTTCTGTCGCCTGCTCGACGAAGCCCATCAGGTAATTCATCAGGATATTCATGGCGTCCACGCCATCGCCCTGCATGTCTTCCATGAGGTCGGCAAAGCGCTCTGCGTACTCGTATTCATTGGTCATGCTTCCTCCTGGCGCGCAGGCGTTCCCACATCACATCGTGAAGGTGAGAGGTATACGCGAAGGTTTTTATGTCGGACGGGGATACTTCTGGCTTTCGTTTCTTTCGGTGGGTAACGCGGTAGATGCAGTTTTCGCAGACTATGTCGGTGATACTTCGTCGCTGTCGCCTCACATATACCTCCTGTCAGTGAATCTGACGCCCTGACCGGTCGCCCAGGCCACGGTGTACTCTATGAGGCTGGACATGCGCTTTACGCTCATCTCAGCGCTGCTCTCGCGGATATTTACGTATTCACCCTCAAGACCCGGCACAACCTCAGCCTCTTGCTTTGTCGCCACCGCGTGGCCGCTAATCAACAACACTTTCCACTGCTCCGGTCGAAGCCATTTACCACACCACTGAACCTGCGCAGCAATATCTGCCAGGAGCGCGTGAAATTTCGCGTTCTGGTCAAGGTTGCGCTTGTAGTCGGTGATTCTGATAGTGACCGGTCGGTCGGTGTTGATGGGAGAGGAAAGGATGGTGTTTATTGCTGACTGCTGATGCTGCTTACTTCGAAGGAATATTGTCTGCTTCATTGGCGACTCTCATGCTCAAAAGGACGTAGCCCGGCAGATATGAACCGACATCTGCCACATGAACCACCTCACGCTCGCAAGCTTCCCCGGTGTATTCGCCATTCCATTCACAGAGAACCAGAATGTCGCCGACCTGATAGTTGCGGTCGTTCTTGCGCAGCTCTGCTAACTTCACCCCCTCAAGCACAGGGATGAAATGCTCAGGCAGAATTTTCAGATGATGAAACATCACTCCCCCTTAACCTTGATGCCGGCGGCGAGCACATGGTTTTCAACAGCTTCTAAAACAGCACCAATGCAGTCACTGCACGCGAATTTTTTAAGGGATAACTCGCTTGGCAACTCAATCTCTACCGCTGCTCGGGATGCCTGCCATGATGACCAAGCGATCATTTTCATAACTTTTGCAGCTAATTCATTGCTGTTTTCTACTTCTTCTTGTTCACGGGAAAACCATTCCAAAAACTGCTCTCTACTCTTATCCACGGCGCTTCTCCTCTTTAGCCAATACGAATGCGCTGCACAGAAGAATCAGCGCGTCAGTGAACATAAGTCCGTCCTGCTTAACGACGGCCGCGAACATGAAACACAGACCGATGAAGACCAGCATTATGATGCTCATATCAGGCTCCGATTCGTGAGGTGATGAGTTTCGCAAACGGGCTTATCGGCGCAGTCTGGTTGATTGGCTTGCGCTCAGGTGCCGGATAATACTCGTAGCACCGCGTCTTGCGGCCATCTGATAACAATGCGCGAACCGATTTCCGTGTTAGTTCACCGTTCATCTCCAGCACCCGCATGGTGTTGATGCAGTACACAGGAGATAGCCCGGTGATTTCGCTGGCCTGAATCGCCGTAACGGCTCCATGTTCTTTTACGCAGGCGATAAGCTCGGCTCTGTGGTTAACAGAGTCGACCAGACGCCAGCGCTTGGGGTTCTGACTTGTTCCGGTAAGCTCTCCGTCGCGCTTCATGCGATTAAGTACGCTGCGCACAGCCTCAATCGTATTTCCTGTCCGGTCAGCTATTTCTGTCGTGGTCATGACCTTCCCTGCCTGCATGATGGCGAGAATTTTGGCTCGTATCGTTTTCATGGGATTGCTCCGCTCAATACCTCGCGCGACTAATGGCCTCAAGGGCTATTAGAAGGCTGGAATTGAGATATTGTTTAGTGAGTGTTTCGATGTCGATGAAGCGAGGAGTGCCGATGTAGGCTGATATTACCTGGATGTCGTCGAGGGTTATTTGCATGGCGGCTCGGGGAGCGGTTGCCAGTGCGACGGGGTCCACGACGCGCCCGGGATAAGCCACCCATTTTTTGCGTCTGGATGCCCGGGGACTCGCGTACCCCACTTCATTCTCCAGTCTCCTGGGCCATCAAACTCTGTGGCAACAAGTACGCCAGTATTTTCTGGCGGCATCCGCTCGCTGCATGGAATCCATCCATCCACATTTGAGCCCGGCATGTCTGGGCCTTTACGAATCGCCTTCGCCAGCTCCAGCGGGTCATCGTAAAGCCAGTCGCTCGTCTGTGGGTGATTGGCTTCTGCCAGTCGTGCAGCCCACTCCAGGCCGTCTTTATGACCCTGTAGGTAGCTAATCGGTACAACCGCCTTACCTGCCAGTGATTCGAACTGCTGCGCGGTGGTGTCGGCTTGTGCCTGCTCGGCTTCCATCATTTGCTCATACTCAGCAATCTGTGGGTCATACGGCAGAGAGTCGTCATCAGTACCAGGCGCGGGCGGTGCGGTGCAGTCACAATCAATGAGAATCGGCTCTCCCCATGGATGCACCCCGCCGCTATCTGCTGAACCAGTGTTGCCACATTTCGGGCATACAACCGGCTCCACAACTTTATTGCTTGATGGTTGCTTGACGGGTGCTTGATTGAGCATGGCGGCGCGGGCAATGGCTTCGCGGCAACGCCGGACGCAGGCCATCGTTTCAGCCTTGGATGCGTCACCGTATTTGTCGATAGCATACTGGACGTTGTATGCGATGATGTCTTCCAGCGCCGCCAGCAGCTCGTCACGCTGCAATGACAGCTTTTCTAAACGCTCATTGGTAATAGTGCTCATGGTTAATCCTCCGCACGCATGGCGTGGCCCGGTGCGTAACATTTAAGGTTGTCATTAGTGAAACGCCAGCCGCCTTTCTTTGCTTCCCTCAGGCAATCTCTGAACGTCTCTCCGCCGTACTCATCGAAGCCTATTCGCGTCGATGCCGCTTCAGGTTGCGATCGGTACTCTTCACAGGATTGGCAATCGCAATAAAGCTCCATTGAATATCCACTGACGACCATCAAAATCCCCCTTTCTTATTCGGTTTGCGTGCGCGCTCTTCCCTGCGGAAAAGCGCCTCTTGCTGGTCGATGTCGTAAAGAATGCCGTTGCGCTGCTCAACGTAAACGGTGCCTGTGCTGCCGTGGCGGTTGAGTCGCAAAAGCAGCTCCGTTTCTGCCGGATTAACCGTGTCGTCATCCTCATTCTCACGATAGATACCGAGCCAGTAATCACAGTCCTGCTCAATCTGGCCGGTAGAGCGTGAGTCGCTCGGCTGCGGTCGCTTATTGGCGCGAGCCTCGGAACCACGGTTAAGCTGCGTCAGAAGCACGACAACGCAGTTAAGCTCTTTAGCCAGTATCTTGAGGCCTTTGGTGATGATGCCGTACGCCTGAGACTCGGTATCCGCCTTCTCGGCAGCCATGAGCGTCAGGTAGTCGACAAGTACCATTCCCACCTCGCCGCGCTCGCGCTTAATGCGGCGCGACTCGGAGACGATGTGAGCCAGAGACAGGCCCGGCGTGTCGTCAATGTAGAGGTTGTTGCTGTCGGCAATCTGCGTACCCATAGCGAGTGCCTGGGCGAACTGGTTTTCGTTGTATCCGTTCTGGTAAAACACATCCGACTTTACGCGGGAGTGTTGCGAGATGATTCTCTCAACCAGTTGCTCGGTCGGCATTTCGAGGCTGAATGCGAGGGTTGGCAGGTTTTCTACCAGTGCGCAGTGGATAGCCATTTTCTGGTAGACGGTGGTCTTGCCCATCTTCGGGCGCGCGCCGACAACGAAAAGAGATCCGCGTACGATTCGCTTGGGCTCCAGCATTTCGTCCAGCGCTTCAATCCCCGATGTCAGACCTACCGATGACGGGTTGCCTTCCAGTCGTTCACCGACCTGATAAGTCCATTTGTTGAATGCATCCCTGAACGTCATCAGGCCACGATGATTTCCGGTCTTTGCTTTGTCATCGACCTTCATCGCCAGCGCCTGCACCGCTTCCAGCTTCTGCGCGGTCGTCATTCCTGAGCGCGAGTAGAGCACCTCAAGCATCTGCGTAGCCTGCTCGATTGCCATGCGCTCTGTCGATTTATCCTTCACGACATTGGCGTAGTGCATGACGTTAGCGGCGCTTGGCGTGTTGCGGGAAATGTCTGCCAGATAAGCAAAGCCTCCTACCTGTTCAAGCTCTCCCTGCATTTCCAGAGCGTCTGAAAGCGTCAGCATATCCAGCGCTTTGCCTTTGGCGTTCAGCCCCTGCAACGCTGCGAAGATTCTGCCGTGCTGCCTGCTGTAGAACATGTCCGCATTCAGGAAGCCGAGCACCTTCTGGACGTTGTCGCTGTCCGGGGCGACCATCACTGAGCCGAGAACGGCCTGTTCAGCCTCGTAGTTGCTCGGCGGGGTTTTGTAATCAGAGGTCATCGCAGGCCCCCTCTCGCGTCTTTGCGTACACATCGACGTTCAGGAAGAACTCAATCGACTTTTTCCTCCAGGTCTTGCCGGTGCGGTGGTCTGGTCTGTTTTCCAGCATCCAGCGGCAGTTGGTGGCGATGTAGTTCAGATAGACTTCCCAGTCATTCAGGGTGAACGGATGTCCGTCCAGCTGCCGGGTAACTTTGCTGGCTTTCTGCCAGAAGGTGCGGATCAGGTTTCTTCGCTTGTCAGTCAGGATGTTTATCCCCTGAGCTTCAGGTAGAACCCGGCGATAAACATCGACCACCTGCTCGCAGCTGAGAGTCGGTTTTTTCTGTTCTGGATTTTCTGAGGAAGATGCACTCTCTCTTACGTTAGTAAGAGAGTTATTATTTATATTATTGTTTATGGACAAACGTTGGACATCTCTTGGACAAACATCGCTGAGAGCCGCATTTTTACTGGTGTTTGCGTTGGATAAGTCTTGGACATTCGTTGGACAATTTTGAGCCTGAAAATCGTCATATTTTACGATGGTGATGAGGCTGAATTTCTTCTGCATCGACGTGACGGTAATCATCCCTTTAGCCTCAAAACTGCGCAGGAGGCTTTTCACTTTGTTGTCGGGAATGAACGTTTCGCTGACCAGTGTCGGGCGACCTGTAATCATCTGCCCGCGCTCAACGGTAACCGGTCCAATATCGGTGTTTACGACGGCATCCTCGTGATTTGCCTTGAGGATGAGATGCACCCAAAGATGCACGGCCTGAGAGTCCTTGTAGAGTCGGCTATCCATAAACTGGCGGTGTATAGAGACAAACCCCATACCGGCTGCCTCCTGCTGGTTTACGCGGCGTTCTTGCTGCCGGTAGTCTGCTAATTTAACGACGCCCATTCTTCACTCCTGCCTTAGCCAGTCGATAAACACCAATGAACCGTTCAGCGAACGATCTGTTATTGGCTGCCGCTACAACCAACCCGTCAGGTGATTCAGGGTGCCGAATCTCTTCTTTTTCCTGGTACTTCCTGCGTTTTCGCATTAAAATGTCTCCTGTTGATTGTGTTGGCGTAACACAGTTGCTCAGGCCCTAAACGAGTTACCGCTCGTTTGGGGCTTTTCATTTTTGAGTATCTTCGCTACCTGCTCAGCAAGGCGGGCCATCTCGTCATCCACGACTCCCCATTCCAGCACTGCAAGTAACATCGAAAACTTCGGTATCCAGTCGCGTTTCCACCGACTGATTTGCGCTTTATCGACACCGACAGCTGCTGCTGTTTTCTCTGTGCCAATCATTGCGATCTTGTTAAGCAAGGCGCTCTCAATGCGTAACGCCTCGTTGCGTTTATTTGCGTGTTCCATTCGGTATTCTTCCTTTGTTGTTTAGATAGATACGTGCGCAGACCGTGGGGTCTGCCACTTAAATGAGTTACCGCGTTGTCGGCGGTTCAGATTTGTTAAAGAGCGGGTACTGCTTAGGCGGCGTTCAATTCAGGAGGAAATACATCGTCCAGTTGAACTTTCGCCCCAAAACTATTGAGTGCTTCAACGAGCGAACGGCACATTTTTAAATCCGGATGTCGCCGCCCTGATTCGTAATGTCCAATCGCTCCCTGAGTGCACCCAACCTTTTCAGCCAGTGCGGCTTGGGAGACCTTCATGGTTTCCCGGATTTTCCGAAGATTGCTCATCGGTTATCTCCTCAGGATGGTACATGCATCAATAATACATTCCGTACTGATGGAACGCAAGAGGATTAATACATTTTGTGCGTTGTCACTGTCAATACAAGTCGTAATAATCGGCGTATGAAAACACCGTGGAATGAACTGGCAAAAGCCAGGATGAAACAGATTGGCCTCACGCAGGACAAACTTGCTGAAGCTCTGGGTAAAACTCAGGGTGCGATAGGTCATTGGCTGAATGGCCGCCGCGAGCCAAGCATTGAAGATATAGCGGCAATCATGAAGCAGCTCGGACTGAAGGAGCTGGTTCTGAGCTCTGACGGTATGGTTGATTACCCGAGTGACGATCTGGCCAACGTTTCCAATCCACGCCCTCATACGGAAGTAAGGAGATTCCCGCTGATTAGTTGGGTGAGCGCAGGAAATTGGTGCGAGGCTGTGGAGCCATATCAGCTTCAGGAAGTAGAGGTATGGCCGGAAACAACATCTCATGCCAGCGAGCGATCGTTCTGGTTGACGGTAAGAGGCGACTCGATGACAGCGCCGTCAGGACTCAGCATTCCAGAAGGAATGCAGATACTGGTAGACCCGGCCATTGAGGCAACGAGCGGTCGACTGGTGGTGGCAAAGCTGGACTCTGAGAACGAGGCGACATTTAAGAAGTACATCGTCGACGCCGGACAAAAGTACCTGAAACCACTTAACCCCAGCTATCACATGATCCCCATCGACGGTAACTGCCGAATAATTGGCGTCGTCATCGAAGCCAAATGGCAAGGCCTCTAAAATTCCCCAACCCGCTACGGCGGGTTTTTTAATACCCGCAAAAACTATTTTCCAATATAAAACATACACTTCGTGTTTTTAAGCCATTTTTAAGTACATTTTGTATTGACGATATTCAGTACGTTTTGTATTGTTAGGCCATCAGCAGGACGCTGGTAGCCAAACGGAACAGATTGGCATCGCTCTTTAACTTCGACGGTGCGCTGACAAAGCGCGAACAGATACCAACTGAAATGGGTTTGGGGTGTGGCAGGTTGCGCGATATGAGATGCGAGCAATACCACCTTAGGCAGTATGAGTCTGCATGCCGATTTGGCAAACGGATGCAAGCCAGCCTCACCAAGCCGCTGGAGTACGGAATAGCAACAGACCTGCACACCACCAAAGCCATTTCACACGAGGAATGCATCATGACAAAAAGCCAATTCCAATCTTGCCGAAGCATGTACCGGTCAATGATGAAAGTACTTGAATCAAGCTGGGATGCTCAGCAGCAATTGAGGGCCATGCAGCCGTTGATGTGCCAATGCGAGCCAGCAGGAGATTTGCCAGTATCCGTTAAAGTCTGGTGCCACAAAATTATCGCTGATCACAAATAGAAGGATTGTTTCATGACGGTTATCCAATACGGTTCTTCAGTATCAGCTGGTAACGCTAAAACTCGCCGTCATGAGCGGCGCAGAAAGCTCGCTATCGAGCGTGACGCTATCGGCAATATCATCGACTCCATTTTAGGTTGCGAGGCTCCTGACGCTTCTCATGAAGAATCACGCAAGCATGCAAGCCGCGTTGACCGAGCCACTTCGCTCGTAGCTCTCCGCGACAAGAAGCCGGAAGTAACCGAACGCAAGCGTAACCCGGCCAATCGCAAGCCGGTTAACCACCCTACCCACTTGATTAACGCGCACCAGAAAATGCGCGGCAAATCGATTCCATTAATTTGAGGTGAGATATGGCTAAGCAAGTCCAGTTATCAGGTAAGTGCACGTTAAAGATTGACACTATTGTTGGAAGTTCAACGATTAACATTCCTAAGGAAAATCTTGCTGGTGAAAACAATGCTGATGCATTAATCAGAAACGTCATTCACTTCGGTGTTATGCGTCACGGTAAGGCTGCGTTAAGGAAATTGATTGAAGAGAAGCTCGCTGATTATGGCGACGAATATGAAAGCAAAGGGCTTAGTTACGATGAATAAGGCCGCATAGTCGGCCTTTCTTTTTGGCAGCAAGCCACAGAGGTGAGATATGAGCATTGAACAAATGAGGGTTGTTTGTGAGGGGGCTAAGGCTCTTGGAATGAAGCTGGTTGGAGATAACTTCATTGGCTACAAGTTCTGCGACGGACAGGAGAATTTGCGTGATGCGGCTAATGAATTGCTTCAGTCATTTTTTCCCAGGGAATTGCTTCAGGACGATGAGCACGAATACACGCAGCGCGTTTTTTTCTTAGGAACTATCCGTGACGAAGATTACAGCCATGCGAGATGGGAAAAGGCTTAAAAACGCACTTGCCAGGCAGCAAGCCACTTATTTGAGGTGAGATATGAAATTCAAAGGTACGCCGGGGCCGTGGGAAGTAATGAACGCAACGGATGTGTTCACACAGCAAGGGTCTGCAAACGGAAGTGGTGTTGTCTGTGATAACGACGATGGATGGCAGGTTGCTGGATGCTTCAATGGGGAAACCTTTGTCCAGGGTGAGTTGGTAACACTCTCCCTTTCTGAAAAGGAAGCTAACGCCCGTCTGATAGCTGCGGCACCTGAACTTCTCGATGTCCTCCAGTTGATCCTCCTCTATCACGAAGACGGCAATTGTCAGCTTCACAAAGAAGACGTTGCGCTGGCCCGCGCAGCAATAGCTAAAGCCATCGGCGAGGAGGAGTGAATGGATAAATACAGCGATTTGGACGCATTGATTTTGAACTCAATCGGAGCAGCACCGAAGACCTTTTCTGATATTTACTACGGCGTTGATAGAGATCAGAAGGATGTGCGTAAAGCCTGCATCGAGTTGGCTGGAAAAGATGGCGCCCCTACCCGCGTTTTAGACCGGCGTCTACAGGCTCTCAGGAAGAAAGGGTTAATCGTGTTCATGAAGGGATGGCGCAAAGTGCCGGTGGATGAATAGCAGCCGATAGCCGATTCATGGAGTCGGTTATCTGATGCAATCAGCATAACAGGAGATATCAATGGAAATAAGCAAAGAGCAAGCGACAGAGATAATCAAGCTTATCGAACAGGCTTTTCTCGACGGGTTTGATGATGAAACTCTGGTTGAGCTGCATGAGCAGTTAACTGAATTCGTCAGCGAATAAGCCCTATAGCTGATTTACGAGTCAGCTATGTGAGCAATATCGCTCATAACCAAGACAGGAGACGAAGACCTGTCCTGGTTAAATGGAGAAATAACCCTTGTTGTCTGTTCGCCCTCTCCGGAGGGCTTTTTTTCGCCTGCATATCAACAAGGCTGCTTATTAGCGCGGCCTTTTCGCTATGCCCACTTAACCGTAAGGAATCCCACCATGATGCAATTATCGCTATCGGGTGGCGGCATCATGTCCGCCTATTACCCGACCGAATCCGAATTATCCAAACGCTTTCGCCGCCTTATCCGTGCGGCTCGCAAACAACTGGAGGCGTTATGCCAGATGTAAATCACAGCGCTTTGCGGGCAGCTCAGAGCAAAGCGGTTATCGCGCGCTTCCTCGGTGACGCCGGGATGTGGTTACAGGCCAATCAGCAGATGAAGCAGGCAGTGAGCATGCCCTGGTACCGGAGGCCGCAATGAAATTTAACTTTCGCGATATGACCGACGAGCAATTCGCCCGCCTTTGCCGCGATATCTTCCCTTCACCTGATAAGCAGGAGTCCGAACATGACAACCAATCCTCCCCGTCTCGCGTCGACGATTGCGATCAGCAAGATATGGCGTGAAGCATATATCAAGATGGCGCTCGAATACCGCAGAGCTGGCGACCGCAGGGAGAAAAAACTAGCTCTGCTAGCGGCTCAACTTGAGCGCATGAACGTTCGTGAATTACTCGGCCCTGCGCCGTTCTGAGGTTTATATGAGCAAAGAGTTTTATGCGCGCCTGGCAAAAATACAGGCCCACCTTAACGCGCCGAAAAACCAGTACAACTCATTCGGCAAATACAAATACCGCAGTTGCGAGGACATTCTGGAAGGTGTTAAGCCGCTTCTGGATGGGCTGTTTCTCTCAATAAGCGATGAAATCGTGCTTATTGGTGATCGCCATTACGTGAAGGCCGTGGCAACCATTACTGATGGCGAGAGCAGCCACACCGCCACTGCAATGGCCCGCGAGGAGGAAAGCAAAAAAGGAATGGATGCAGCGCAGGTTACCGGTGCGACAAGTTCATATGCTCGCAAGTACTGTCTGAATGGACTCTTTGGCATTGATGACGCAAAGGATGCGGATACTGACGAGCATAAACAGCAGCAAAGCAGTCAGGCAAGCAGCTTCCCTGCCAAAAAGCCTGCTTCTCCTGAGCAAATCTTAAAGGCATTTACTGAGGCTGCGTCTACAAAAAATAGCGTCGCAGAGCTTAAGGGCGCTTTCGCTAAGGCGTGGAAGATGCTGGAAGGTACGCCTGAGCAGCAAAAGGCTCAGGACATTTACAACATTCGCAAAGATGAACTTGAAGGGATAGAAGCGTAATGGCGCACTCAATAACAGTAAAACTCAACAAGCCAGCCAGGGAGTTTCAGGCAGGCGAAAGCATCGGATTCAATGTCCGCGCAGGCGTTCAGTATTACGACAGGCAGTCCAAGAAAAAGGAGTGGACGAACTATAGCGCCGCTGTGTTTGCCAGGCCGGGTCCGCAAGCTGATTACTACCGCAGCGTGTTGGTTGAAGGCTCTATCGTAGAGTTAACTGGCGACAGCATTAAGGTGGATGTTTACCAGGGAAACAACGGGCAAACCAACACTCTTGAGCTGCAGAATGCAAAGATTGGCTTTGTTTCGTCAGGCCAGCAGCAGTCATCGCAAGCAACCTCCGGCGCAGAACAGTTCGACGATTCAATCCCCTTCTGATTTAACCCAATAAGGCCATCAATATGTCATCACCTCTTCCCGGGGCGGGATACGCACGCCCGCCAAAACGATCCGGCACCAAAGAAGAGGTGCTGGCGCGCATTAAAGCACACCTGCAAGAGACGCTGGGAAAGCAGTACGAAACCGAGAGCAAGGAAGCTCGCATGACACGCCATGCTGACGCGCTGGCTGACCGGCAGCTGTGGGACGACAACCTTGCGGCATCGTTCATGCCCGGATTCGTCACTACAGGCCCGCGCCGCCCTGAAGAAACAGATAACCGTATGCGCCGCTTCCTCGGTCGCTACGGTCACGTTCGTATCGATTAAGGAGTTAACCATGTCCAGAGACCAGGCAAATTATTTAACCGTCACGGTCGGCGGTAAGTCTGACCGCAAGCACACTCCGATGCCGAGCCGCGAAGAACTCATGAAGCGCAATAGCTTCGGCTCTGTGAATAACAACAAATACCTCAACCGCTGGCTGGGAGCGAAGAAATGAACAACGACGAATTAATCGCAGCCGGCCACGGGCTGGCGAAGTGCCTCGACAGTGAGCCGCTGCTGGATATCGCGAAGATGATTGTCCGCCTGGCTGATAAGCTCGACGTTACCACAGCGGCGCTGCGGGAGCGGGCGGAGCCTGTTGAGCCGATCTGGAGAGCAGCAAAATATCCGGTCTCTCGCCCAGTGCCCGGTGCAAAACTCATTGTATGGGATGAAGCGGGTAAGTTTATCGGTTACGGCTCCGCGGTGGATACGCGGGAATCAGGTGTAGCAATACAGATGTGTGATGGTCGTCGTCTTGATTCAAACCACGATCTTCGTTGGCAGTACGCGCTTCAACCCGCGCCGCCCGCGCCGGTTGTGCCTGTTGAAACCTTTGAAGAATGGTCGCGTCGATGCGAAATCCAACTCACGTTGTGCCGCCCTGAATTCCGTGAAGTTGCCGAGATAACCTGGAACGCCTGCCGCGCCGCCATGCTCGCAGCGCCGGGCAAGGATGGGTGATGATGGGTGAGTGGCTTTTAATTTTAACTCTCATTGGCCCTACGGGGGTTTCTATTCAGAAGGCAAACTTTGCAACTGAGGAGGCGTGTTTAAAGGCTGCCAAGGCATGGAATGATGATGTCAAAAAAATAACTCGTGACACCTATCAAACTTGCGTTAAGACTTCAGGAGTTGGAAGTAATGGCTAAATCCGCAGCAGAGCGCAAAGCAGCTCTTACACAACATTTTCAATTCTCTGCTGCATAAATGACCTTCCCACTGTTTATCATACCCTCTCAAACAGCGAGGAGTTCATTAATATGATTTGTCCAAAATGTGGTTCTACTGCAATTTCCAAAGAGACAACAATGCGTGGCTGGTCTGGAGATTATGTTTGCGTTCCGTGTGGTTACAACGATGCAAAATCTGCTTTCGAGAAGGGGCAGGAAAAGACCAGCAAGCCTGTTAAATGGACACTTAAAGAAAAGCGGTAAGGCCACGAATTGACAGCCCGCCAACCTCAATTTACTGTATATAAATACAGTTATTTTGGGGTGCGTCATGAGCAAAGACTCGGACTATCTGATTATTTACAGGGGCGAGATACATCACAGAATTACGCCCGGTCGCTGGGTGCTCATTCAGCGCGCAAAGGAGTACGGCGGCGGGTGGTGGCTGGGGAAGGCCTACGACGATGTGTTTATGCTGGAGTTCGAGAAGCCATGCTCTATGGCTGCGGCATCAGAGTACATCATGTCGCACAGGCGGATGAGCACATTCCCGCCGTGGGATGACGATTTTGAGTTAACACCATGACCCGCTTCGGCGGGTTTTTTATTGGAGCAAAGATATGAAGCTGATTGATTTACTGGTGCAGGAATTGCCGAAGCATGGCGGGTGGCCTCTTGATAAAAAGCACCATGCTTTTATTTCACAGGACAGCGATGGAGAGGTGTGGGCATTTCCTTCAAAGCCAAACCTGAATATTATGAAAGAGGAGTGGAACATTTCTCACGGTGATGGTTGCTATGTGGGGCTTTTAACAACCATTGCAGATGATTTCACGACCTCCACTGTCACACGCGAACAGTACGAAGCTGAGCTCGCCGCTGAGCAGCAGCCGGTATTGGATGATGATGGATTGCCACCGGTGGGCTGTGAGTGTGAGGCAAAGTACCGTGACGCAGCGAATGCCGAATGGTTTTTCTTCCGTTGCGTCGGGGTAGATTGCGGAGTTGCTTTCGGATGGGCTGGTAAAGAAGCAGTGACGCTGGGCAAAGGCAGCTACGAATTCCGCCCCATCCGCTCAGAAGCTGACAGGAAGAGAGAAATTGGTGTAATTGCGCTCGCAACAGCCTGTGGGGATGTAGTGCCATTTAAATACGGCGACAGATACCAAGGTGGTGAGCTTGTTGGCGCAGCATGGTATGAGCTGTACGACAAAATAGCAGCTGGTGAAGTCGCTGGCATCCGCATCGAATGAGCCGCCTGATGGCGGCTTTTTTACGCCTGGAGATAATCGAATGAGCTATTGCCGATTTAGTTCAGACAACTGGCGCAGCGATGTCTACTGTTATGAATCTGCTCAGGGTTATATAACTCATGTGGCTTCATCAAGAATTATCGGTGACGTTCCAGCAATTCCATTCTTCTTTGATGTACCTCCTGCAGATTTCTTTGAAGCGGTTCGTAAGCAAAACGAGTTCATAGAATCAGCAGAGCGCGAGCCTATCGGTCTGGATCATGATGGGGATATGTTCATTGATAAAACTCCCGATGAAATGATTGACAGACTTATCTATTTGTCTGGTAAGGGGTACTTCGTTCCTGTCAGCGCAATTGAATCTCTATCAGAAGAGATAAAGGAAGGTGCATGATGGAACAATACAGCCTCACGCTAGATGAGGCCTGCGCCATGCTCGGCATATCCAGACCCACGGCCACAAACTGGATAAAGTCAGGAAGACTACAGGCCACCCGCAAAGACCCATCAAAACCAAAATCCCCCTACCTCACCACTCGCCAGGCGTGCATTGCAGCCCTCAAATCTCCGCTGCATACTGTCGCCGTGAGCGCGGGTGATGGCATACGAGAGGAATTGATATGTCACTCTTCCGCAGAGGTGAGACCTGGTACGCCAGTTTCACATTGCCGGACGGCAAAAGATTTAAGCAGTCTCTTGGGACAAAGGACAAAAGGCAGGCCACGGAACTCCATGACAAGCTGAAAGCCGAAGCCTGGCGAGTAAGCAAGCTGGGCGAGACTCCGGACATGACATTCGAGGAAGCGTGTGTCAGGTGGCTTGAGGAGAAGGCGCATAAGAAGTCACTGGATGATGACAAAAGTCGGATCGGATTCTGGCTACAACACTTTGCAGGGATGCAGATGAAGGACATCACTGAGACGCGAATCTATAACGCGATTCAGAAGATGACCAACCGGCGGCACGAGGAAAACTGGAAGCTCAGGGAAGAGGCGCTGAGGAAGAAAGGTAAGCCAGTTCCGCCATATGTGCCACGACCGGCAGCGACAGCCACAAAGGCCACTCACCTTTCATTCATCAAAGCGTTGTTACGCGCCGCTGAGCGTGAATGGAAGATGCTGGACAAAGCGCCGATTGTGAAAGTACCGCAGCCGAAGAACAAACGCATTCGATGGCTGGAGCCTCATGAGGCGAAAAGGCTGATTGATGAATGCCCGGATCCGCTTAAGTCCGTTGTCGAGTTTGCGCTGGCGACGGGACTACGGCGGTCGAACATCATCAATCTGGAATGGCAGCAGATAGACATGCAGCGCCGGGTGGCGTGGATACACCCAGAGCAGAGCAAATCAAATCAGGCCATTGGCGTGGCGCTGAATGATACTGCATGTCGCGTGCTGAAAAGGCAAATAGGCAATCACCACAAGTGGGTGTTCGTCTACAAGGAAAGCTGCACCCGGCCTGATGGGACTAAAGCGCCGACAGTGAGGAAGATGCGGTATGACGCAAACACAGCCTGGAGGGCTGCGCTTAAACGTGCTGGCATTGAGGATTTCCGCTTCCATGACCTGAGACATACCTGGGCGAGCTGGTTAGTTCAGGCGGGCGTCCCGATTTCGGTTCTTCAGGAGATGGGAGGCTGGGAGTCAATAGAAATGGTTCGCCGGTATGCACACCTGGCACCTAATCACCTGACCGAGCATGCGAAGCAAATCGACTCGATTTTTGGTGATTGCGTCCCAAATCTGTCCCACACGGAAAAAAAGGAGGTGATGAACGGTAGATAAGTGATTGATTTAACTGGTGCCGATAATAGGAGTCGAACCTACGACCTTCGCATTACGAATGCGCTGCTCTACCAACTGAGCTATATCGGCCCTGAGGAAGGGTGTGCGTGAGCACGGGGTAAGAGGTTATGAAAAAGTGGGTGATGCGTCAATGCCCTTGCGATTCAAGCGGCGATTTTTGCATCACCCGGCCCTCCGTTAAGCACGAATCGTATCGTCGCCGTAGCCGATCCACTTGTAGGTGGTCAGCGCTTCGAGGCCCATCGGGCCGCGGGCGTGAAGTTTCTGCGTGCTGACAGCCACTTCGGCACCCAGGCCAAACTGCCCGCCGTCGGTAAAGCGCGTCGAGGCGTTCACGTACACCGCGGACGAATCCACTTCATTCACGAAACGGTCGGCGTGGCGCAGCGTGCGGGTGAGAATGGCGTCCGAATGCTGGGTGCCGTGCTCGCGAATATGCGCGATGGCCTCGTCGATACCCGCCACCAGCTTCACGTTAAGATCGAGCGACAGCCATTCGTCGTCGAATGCTTCCGGCTTCACTGCCACAGCGGTCGCCGGGCCGCCGGAAAGCAGCGCCAGCGCGCGCGCATCGGCGTGCAGCGTCACGCCGCGTTCATGCATCGCGCGGCTCAGTTCCGGCAGGAAACGTTCTGCAATAGCCTCATGCACCAGCAGCGTCTCCACCGTGTTACAGGTGCTCGGGCGCTGAGTTTTGGCATTGGTGATGATGTTGAGCGCAGGCGCGAACTCCGCCGTTTCATCAACGAAAATATGGCACACGCCGATGCCGCCGGTGATAACCGGAATGGTCGACTGCTCGCGGCAGAGCTTGTGCAGCCCTGCCCCGCCACGCGGGATGAGCATGTCGATGTATTTGTCCATGCGCAGCATTTCACTGACCAGCGCACGGTCCGGGCTTTCGATGGCCTGAACGGCAGCGGCGGGCAGGCCGCACTCTTCCAGCGCTTTCTGGATAACTTTGACGGTCGCCGCATTGGTGCGCCAGGTCTCTTTGCCGCCTCTGAGAATCGCCGCGTTGCCGGTTTTCAGGCACAGCGAGGCGACATCCACCGTCACGTTCGGGCGCGCTTCATAAATCACGCCGACCACGCCGAGCGGCACGCGGCGACGCTCGATGCGCAGGCCGCTCTCCAGCAGACCGCCGTCAATCACCTGCCCTACCGGATCGGCCAGCTGACACACCTGGCGCACGTCGTTCGCAATGGCGTGTAAACGTTGCGGGTTGAGCGCCAGGCGGTCTAACAGCGCCTCGCTCAGCCCGCTGCGGCGCGCCTCCAGCAGATCCTGCTCGTTGGCGAGTAAAATCTCTTCGGCGTTCGCTTCTAAATAGTCGGCGATTTTCTCCAGCACGCGGTTTTTCTCGCGCGAGGAGAGCAGCGCCATCTGATATGAGGCGGCTTTGGCCGCCTGGCCCATCTGCTCCAGCAT